CCAATGGAAGAATGAGATACACAAATTCGCTCCACACCTCAGTGTGTTTGTGTATGATGGATTGAGCCGAACGAAAGATTACACAGACTTTGCGAAACACGACGTGACCGTGTGTCCATACAGTCTCTTGACCGAGGACGACCCTTTGGTACACAAAGTGAGATGGGGGCGAATCATTCTCGACGAAGCACACGAAATCAGAAACAGACGTTCGAAGCGTTTCAAGTCAGGTCATGAAACTCGGAGCTCACTACCGGTGGATCGTGACGGGTACACCTGTGTTTAACAATGTGGACGATTTCGTTTCACTCTGCGCCTTCATAGGTATAGACCGAATCGATGTACAGTGTAATCTCGACGCGGTTCGAACGAAGTTCATTCTTCGTAGAACCAAGAACAAACGCGACATTCCGGACTGTCACTTCGAGAACGTCGAACTGGATATGTACCCAGAAGAGAAGACCATCTACAAACAGGCTTTCTCCGAGGCACAGGAAATGATTCGAGACATGATGAAGAGGGCGAGCGCACACGGGAACGCGTCTATGTATAACATGGACATTCTCGAGTGTTTCCTTCGAGCGCGTCAAGCCATGATTTGGCCTCAACTGTACTTAGACGGCATGTCTAAAAAGCTCGATGAAGAGATGGGACCGTGGACGGGACGATCCAAGAAGATGGAAACCCTGTTTGAACTCATCTCGCAACACCCGGATGAGAAGACGCTCGTGTTTTGTCAGTTCATGGGTGAGATGAACTACATCCAACAGAAACTCGAGTGTCCCGTGTTTCGCATAGACGGTTCGTGTCCCAAAGAACGGCGCGAGTCACAACTCGCTGAGTTTAACCGCGCTCCACAGAACAGTGTTTTCCTCATCCAGGTCAAGGCGGGTGGTCAGGGTCTCAATATCCAGACTGCATCGCGCGTGTACATCACGAGTCCATCTTGGAATCCCGGTACAGAGCTTCAGGCCATCGGTCGGTGTCACAGGTCCGGACAAACGCGCGAGGTTTACGTGAAGAAGTTAATTTATACGGGTGATACCGCGTTTCCGAGCGTCGAAGAATCCATCGTCGCGCTTCAGGTCAGGAAATCCCATGAGTACGCAGAGGTGTTAGGGGACGATTCACTCAAAACACAGTTACCCGGTCGTTCGGAGGGTCTTTCGATCGGTGAGATTAGAAATATTTTCAGAGTATAGTGTATATACAATGAAGACATTTGGATCCCGAGCTGAAGTGTTCCACGGTACCGCGGAAAAGACGACTGGTGGTTTGACCAAGAAGGACTTGTTCCAAGACAAGTACGGTGCCATCAAGAGCAAGGCTGCCTCCAAGGCCGCGCTCGATCGCATGGAAGAAGAAGGTAAGAAGGCTATGGTGAAGGTCTTCAAGCCAAAGAAGAGTGGCTTCAAGCTCCAGCCAAAGGCTGGTACCTCGGCGTACAAGAAGCTCATTAAGAAAATGTAAATGTAATATAAGAAGAGATGTCTCTCACTAAATGGTCCCAAGCTGTTAGACTCGCAAAGATAAAGCAGGGCATCAAGCCCGAAAAGTACGTGATGCTTCGAGGAAAGCTCCTCAAGGAAGCCCAGGCTATCTATCAACTCCTGTTAATTTCTAAGTAAATATATATATAGCAAAATGGCGGCTCTCGCTGGTATGTTGGGTAAAAGCATGGCTAAAAGCATGGCTAAATCTGCGGCACGCAAAGTCAAATCAGAGGCGAGAGACATGGCCGATGATTTGAAGAAGGAAGCGATCGCAAAGGCTAAAAATTATAGAAACCAGGCACAAGCGAAGGCGACCAACTACTTGGACGCCCAAAAGCATAGAATTTATGAAACCGCGCGAGGTGCGGTATACACGAACACCAGTGGTGGTAATAAAAATTATAGGCCCACACCCGTATATAGAAATGTACCGGGTTCAAATGTGGTCACGCCCGTACAAAAGGTTCCACAGATGTTTAATCGACGATAAACTGGAATCCCTTCAAAGCTTGTGGTTCGTACTTAACGAGCTGGTAAAGCTTATATGTGATACCGAACTTTTTGTTCAAGAAATACACACTGTTAATCTCCACGATCGCAGTGCCCGAGTTTCTTGAATAGAGACCATTCACACACTCATCTCGGATAGGATTACGTTGTTCGTCATAGATGTGTGGCTTTACCATACCATCCACACCCGTGTCAACCTTGACTCTAAACTTTGGTTCGCGGTCAGGGCTCTCTTTGATGTTTGAGAAAAACATGGTTTTGAGTTCTTCGACTGAAACCTTTCGTTTGAATATGTTTTCACTTTGTTCGTGGACGGCTTCAATGATTTTTTCTTCCATGGCCCGCATGGTTTCGTAAAATTTCTTGACGTAGTTCCCGTCTTCATCGTACCCTTTCATGGCGAAATCGAGGGACCATTTCGTTGGACCAACTTCTGGTGTGAATCCGGAAATACCAAAAGGCATGTACATTCGAGGAAATTGGACGCGAAGGGGTTTCCCTTCTTTGGTACAAAGGGAAATCTTGCGGCCATCGTGTGGTTGAATTTCTAATTCATCTAGTAGATTCACGAATTTAGACATCTGTATTACAAATTATACGTGCTAAAGCTTTAAGCAGAACAAGCCGCACAATCGGCTTCTAAACTAAATTGGATTGGTCGAGCCTTTGCTTTCGACCGCAGGTAGTACATACCTGTCTTGAGACCCTTCTTCCACGCGTAGAAGTGCATGGACGAGAGTTTGGAGAGTGTCGGGCTTTCGACAAATAAATTCATACTTTGGCTTTGGTCGATGAAGACACCTCTGTCCGCCGCCATATCAATGATGGTTTTTTGACTGATTTCCCACACAGTCTTGTAAAGTTCCTTGAGATCATCCGGGATATCCATGATGTTTTGGACGGATCCATTGGCCTTCACCATGAGATCCTTCATTTCCTTGGACCAAAGACCCACAGCCTTGAGGTCATCCACCAAGTGTTTGTTGACGACCACGAACTCACCCGCGAGCGTTCTTCTCAAGTAGATGTTTTGTGTGTATGGCTCGAAACACTCGTTGTTACCCAGAATTTGAGACGTACTCGCCGTAGGCATGGGTGCGAGGAGTAGACTGTTTCTTGTACCCTTCTTCACACGTTCGCGCATGGCATTCCAGTCGTAACGATCAGAGAGTTTCGGTGCATCCCACATGTCGAACTGTAAGATGCCTTTACTGAACGGTGAACTTTGGAAGGTTTGGTATGCCCCATCCTTCTCGGCGAGTTCACAACTGGACTCGAGTGCCCCGTGATACATGGTCTCGAAAATGAGACGATTCATTTCCCGTGACTTTTCAGAACCGAAGGGCTCTCTACACATGATGAACACGTCGGCGAGACCTTGAACCCCAATACCGATGGGTCTGTGACGCATGTTTGAACGCTTCGCGGTGTCCGTCGGGTAAAAGTTCTTGTCGATCACTTGGTTCAAGTTACGCGTCACCATCTTGGTGACTCTGTGGAGTTCTTCGTAGTCAAACTCACCCGTTTCTTTGTTGACGAATTTGGGTAACGCGATGGATGCGAGGTTACACACGGCTGTTTCGTCTGCGTCGGATTTCTGAATGATTTCGACACAAAGATTGGATGATTTAATGGTTCCCAAGTTCTTTTGGTTTGACTTTTCGTTGCACGCATCCTTGTAAAGCATGTATGGCGTACCCGTTTCGCTTTGAGACTTGATGATAGCCTTCCAAATTTCGGCCGCGGGCATCGTCTTATTCGCACGACCTTCCGCTTCATACTTTTCATAGAGTTCATCAAACTCTTTACCGTACACGTCTGAGAGACCCGGTGCCTTATCTGGACAGAAGAGAGACCATTGACCACCCTCTTCCACGCGGCGCATGAACAAGTCTGGAATCCAAAGAGCCGAGAACAAATCTCTACACCTGGCTTCTTCGTCACCCTGGTTGAGACGAATTTCAAGGAAATCCATGATATCCGCATGCCATGGTTCGAGGTACACTGCGATGGAGCCCTTTCTACGCCCGGCTTGGTTTACATAGCGCGCAGTGGCGTTATATACACGAAGCATGGGAATGATCCCATCGGATGTACCATTCGTACCTCTGATGTGTGACTTGTTCGCACGAATGTCGTGAACGTGAAGACCGATACCACCAGCCCATTTGCTGATTTGGGCACACTCCTTTACCGTGTCGTAGATGCCATCGATACTGTCATCCTTGTTTGAGACAAGGAAGCAAGAGGACATCTGTGGCCTGTGTGTACCGGCATTGAACAGAGTCGGTGTGGCGTGAATGAACAAACCCTTCGACATGGCGTCATACGTTTCGACAACTCTTTCAATGTTTTCACCGTGAACACCGATGGCGACACGAGCATACAAGTATTGGGGCGTTTCCATGATTTCACCATCAATCTTTTGGAGATACCCCTTTTCGAGTGTTTTGAGACCGAAATACCCGAAATCGTAATCACGTTCCTTTTTGATGTGTTCTTCCATTTTGGAAGAAACCTTTTTGACCTCGTCCGTCACGATGTTGGCTTCGTGTAACTTAGTCATGGCTTCAGAAAACGTAGAGGGTACACGCTTCTGAATATTACTCGCGACGATACGAGTCGCAAGTATCTCGTAGTCTGGATCGCTCGTGATCATGCCGATGCAGATCTCAGCAGACAACGTGTCTATCTCGTGTGTCTTGATGTTATCGTGCATGGACGAAAACACCTGCTGGGCGATCATGGAGGCGTCGACATTTTCCGACAATCCATACGTGAGTTTTGAGATCCTGTTGGTGACCTTGTCAAACTTAACGTCTTCAACACGACCGGATCGTTTAATAACCCTCATTTTATATTTATAGTACACGCTAATTTTTTAACCCACTTACTTGAAGTCCTTGCTTCGGACTGGGACTGGGCCAGCAACTTCAGCTTGCCTGTTTCTTTGAAGAAGGTGGGTGTTAGTGAAAAATCGACCTTCAGTACCAGCCTTAGAGACTGGTGGGTAGCTCGCGATAAAGCATTCACCTGACTTGCAGACAGGGCGTGGTTGTTCGCACGCTGGAGTGCTGTAAGCTTCGTCGAAATCAGAGACAGATATTCTCATTTATAATTACTGATAGTTTTTTTCCAGGCCTATATTAAATGTGTGATAATCTTCACCTGAACTCCCTCAAGCAGTGTGAGACTCCATTGAACACACTTTACTTTTCGTCGTTCAATGTGAACTTGCTTCAACGTGCGATACGCCAAGATTTCAAGAACAAGACGGGTGTTTCCATCGATTATCAAAATGAAGATGATCTGTATGGAATCATGCGCGTCGTGTTCATTAACAACTCCGGTGACCACTTTACTCGCGTGAACGAACAAGTAAAGATGATGAACACACAAGTCATCAAAACGGCGGTCTCACAAATTCAATCGGGCGTCTCTCAATACATGGGATATGTACATGATATGGACAGAGGCTTAGAACCCATAGACAGACCTGCAAACACGTCTACTTACGGGAACAAGATTGATAAGAATAACAAGATTGGTGTTTAAACAAACGTCTTGTTAATGTCAGTCATACCTGGACCGTAGTCATCCGACTGATCACCGATGACTTCATCGTTACTTCCACCAACGATGACTTCTTCGACAATGTCATCTGGCTTCACGATTTGCTTCTCTGGGGCGGTCGTGACCTTCGTTTCGTCTGGTTTTATAGTGACAGTCACTGGCTTGCTGGACGTCATGTAAATGACGATACCGGTCAAAATCGCGAGCACCACAGCGGTATACAAAACACCACGCGTCTTCATTATATATTTATAATACATAAAGTTTTATCGCGAAATAGACGTATGTCCCTGAATCACTACAAGATTGAAACGGAGAAAATATGCAAACAAAAGGGGTGGGATTCCGTAGCCATAGATACCGTGTGGCTTCTTTTGACGGAAGAGATCGGCGAACTCGCGTCGGCTATTCGTCAAGTGCGGAAGACTTACAAAAAGACGGGACTCAAGAAAGAGCGAGGAACAGATGTCCTGATGGAAATGGGAGATGTATTTAGTTATTTATTTCAAATAGCCGCGATGTTGAATGTAGACTTAGACAAGATGTGGACTGAACACGGTAAAAAAATGAAACACAAGAAATATAATCTGCGATAGTATAAAGATGCCTTTGAGCGACGAAGAATCTATCGATCGGGTGAACCCATTTGTTCAGCATGATTTTTTTATGCCTGGTACGTCTAGACAAGTCGTGGACTTTGCGCCACACAAGAAGCCTGTTGAAGATGAGCCAGAAGAGGAATACCGGAGTCCGATGTGCGACTATGGAGTGATGGTCGCAGGTCGAATTGGTAAGACCGGTAACTGTCCTTTATCTAGATCTTTGTATCCAGGAAGAAATATTCAATATGATGAGCATGTGCCATTGCTTAACATGAATGAAGTTGGTAAGGAAACGAATAACCCAACTAGCAATAAAACTATGAATAATATTGCGGGTGTAGCGACTCTGCTTCTATTAATTGCAGTACTCTGAATAGTTTTTCTAATCTGAGATCACTCGTGCATGTGTTTATTATTTCAGGCATCTGCTGAGTACATATATCCTTGATGAACCTCTTCTGCCACGAACATCGCATGTTTATGACGGGTGGAGAGAACGTGGGATCTAGAATTTTTATAGCATTCATAGTTCTCACGATGCTTCTAGTATTATTGTTTTCACATAATACACTCTCCAATTCAACTAATGCCATTTTACGCCTGGTTTCAGTTGTTTTGTGTACCATAGTATCCAAGAATTGCTCGTAGCGCAACGTATCGGATATGGATTTTATTTCCGTCCAAGTGCCTATGGGTGTTGTTTCGAGTAGGTCCTGTTTGTTTTCATAACCAATTCCATTTGTGTACTTGACGTAGTCTATCTGTACTAGCGTTTTTCCAGGTTTCAATATCAGTGGTGACGAGGGCAGATTTTACGAAAGAGGTCATATCACAAAATCTCTTTAATTCTCTAAGTGCTTTAAATACCTAAGTCGTGATTTGTGGACATAAAATTAAAGCCATGTACTCATCCATCGCTAATAACACATTCTCATACTTGGTGTCCCTCGATGAATTTAGAAACGAGGTACCCGAAGACATACGACCGTCTTGGGTAAAGCTCACCACGATCACGATGGTTTCGAGTTTCAAGAAAGACATCGATATCCAGAAGATACGACAGATGTTTGAAAAGGTTACACCGATACGCATACGCAAATCGGGGTCAAAGATGGCTGAAGGCTATGAGTGGTCTCTCAAGCCCACGACGTTTTACAATCAGATTACATTGTCTTATGTCGATCAGTACAGTACAAAGTCTATCAAGATATTTCCAAATGGGAGCATTCAGGTGGCTGGATGCACTCACTTGACGAACTGCAAGCATATCATCAAACAGTTGTCCCTGTTGTTCGGGATTTGTCTCGGAAAAGACTACATCGTGCCACTCGATACATTTCGTGTGGTGATGATAAACTCAAATTTCAGTCTCAATTGGAATATCAACCTCATGAAGACAGCGAATCATTTTGAGAACTACTCAGATGTGTTTAAGGTGTCTTTCGAACCAGATCGATACTCGGCAGTCAAAGTCAAGTTCAAGCCCGCCGAGGACATGAAAGAAGTGACGGCGAGTATTTTCAGCACAGGCAAAGTGATCATCACTGGAGCGGAGACGTTCAAAGAAATCGCTTTCGCATACAACATCATAAACCAACACATCAACACAGAACCGGGTATCAGGGTGTCTAAGGTTGACCCAGATAAAATGGAGGTGTTTGATGTCGACACTTTATCAGGGCGAAATATAAAAGACTTCATAAACAAGTTGAAGTCCATGAATGTAAAATCTTGGAAACGTACCATTACCAATAGGCAAATTAATTTCTGATGTAATAGTAAATGTCTCAGCGACTTGGAATGGCCGACGGCCGATGCTTCACTATAAACTCGTCCAGCCAATTGTTCAACAACTACTTGATGAACAAGAACGGTATCACCTACGAAGACAACTACTCGTACCGCAAGCTCCTTCAATCGAAGGGTCCAGAGGTCCTCAAGCCCGTTCAAGATATTCAAGGTACCTCTAAGTGCTCGTCTTGCGACAAGGCCTTGTTGGGAATGTCCGACATCTATTAGATACGCAAAATTAGACTAAATATAATATGTAACCTTTCTAGAGAATGTGTCAGTGTGCCATATGTCTCAGTGACGTCAGAGAGACGAGGCATAACAAACCCATAAGATGTGGGCACCTATTTCATTCACACTGTCTAGAAAAGTGGAAAAACAAAGGTAAGCAAACGTGCCCGTGTGTAGAAAAATATTTGATGGTGCCAACTTTAGAGTTCAAATCACCATACACAACATGTTTGAATCTTCATCCAACACGGTGAACCTCGAAAACGAGTACATATTTGACGCACTCGATATATTTTTCGATGTTGAAAACCAGACAGACTTAACCAGTCTTTTGTCTGACTTTGGGGTGAGTGTGTCCGACTTTGATCCCCTTATTCTTAACGCAGAATGAGCTACAGTATGTTTTGTAGTTTAATCCGGATAGTTTCGACTAGCCTTTCTTGGATCTATGATGACCTTACCTTTCGCATCGGTCACGAGTGGACCCGTCGCCCACCCACGCTTGTGTGCGAATATGTTCGCCTTGAATCTCAAAATCTTACCCGGTACGAGTTTACCCGCCTTTTTAACGCGGGCCACAGGAACTTTGAAAAACTTGGCGATGGATTCATACGTGTTTCCTTTCTTCACTTTGTACTCCACCTCGTTCACCTGTTTGTAGAAATGGAAATCACCCTGTCTAAAATAGTTACTTGGATTTCCGGGAGCGACAAACATCATCACCTTGTAGTGTCCAGGCTTACACTTTTCTTCGGCCTTGGCTATGTATACCTTTTTGGGGTTATCCGCCACTACACGCTGTGGTAATTTCTTACAACTCACGTACGAGTGGTTCATGTTACGCATTCCCGCGCGCTCACCGGGAACACTCTTGTATGAACGCTTTTTTTCATAATCACCCACAGCATACGCATAGCAGTTATTATTGTTTATACCTACTGCCCGACCCCACAATCTCTGTGTAAATTTGGGTTCACTTCCACTCAGGGGAAGTCTTTTTGGTGTCTGTCCCATTAATAATATTTGAGAAAAAAATATTATTAATAGATAAATGATTCAAGGCCTTGTTAACGCTCGCAAGACCAGAGACGCTGTCGCCGAACTCCTCACGTTCATCCTCGTGATCCTCATCAGCACTTTCGTGCTCCGATTCTTGTGGAACCGTTCGCTCGTGAAGCACGTCACTGTTCTCAAGAAGCTCGATACCTTCCTCGACGCCTTCATGTTGTCTCTCGCGCTCGCTGTTGTTAGAGGCATCTAAACCTCTCTGTAGCCACTAATCTTTTCGCCTTCAGGGCTTACCAAAGTTGGAAACGACTTGATTCCGCTGCACTGTTTTTGTTCACAGTCAACGAATTCATAGACTTTACCGTTCTTTTTCATGTAATCCAACTGTTTATTGGTCCAACCACACCATTCGGTACCGTACACGGTCCATTTTCCTTTACAAAACGCACAATCACAACCCTTACAGGTGCACTTTCCTTCGATGCACCCACATCCACAAGCACACTTCTTACCGCGACCCGTATAGAACAAAACAAGAAGAACCAAGGCTAGGAGTATAATAAGCGCAATCATTATTAATTATTTTACATATTTTATTTTGAGCGCTTCGCATATTTTTTCAATCGTTTTACCCTGTGTGTCTACACCAGCCTTTTTGGCTTTTTCTATGAGTTCACTCTTTTTATACGTCGTACATTTCTTACCGTCAACTTTCGTGTATCCTTTTGGTGCCACCGACACCCTGATGCCCGGTGATTTCTTGGCCATTCGTCGCTTCACTGGCGAGGTCTTCTTTTGAGCGTTTCTCATCAAAATATTCTTTGCTTTTTGAATTCCAGACGCCGACGCGATCTTCTTTTCAACTGGTTTTGCTTTTGGTTTTATAACCGGTTTTGCTTTCGGTATGAATGAGAGTGGGTCTGGTCTCTTTTTAATGCCTGACCTGTAAGGTAAGAAATATGCATCTGCGAATATTTTTTCAAACGTGGGAAAATTGGAGTGATTCGCGTTTATGCGCATTCTAAAATTCATAATTTTAGATGTATTTGAACCCTTGTAGTCATCTGGAAGTATTCTGTCTATGAACCGGATGGTTTCCATAGCAGATTCCGAACCAATGCGACTACACACTAAAAATATGGCATTTAAGAAAAGGTGGACATCGTACATGGGGTGTGATTTTTGTGATATACCCCACTCTTTATCAAGACCTTCGATAGCCGGATTTTTGATGACCCTCGTAGAAGAGAGTCCATAATCCGTGAGCATGAGATTGAGGCCCACGTCTTCTACATTTAACGTAGTGTTACCAATTTTATACGTTTCCACTTTGAGTGTGGGTGTATCTGTGTTCACGAGAACATTCTTCGCGTGCAAATCGCTGTGTCTAAAAGATGGATACTTTTTGTGTATTTTATAAAGGCTATATAACACTTGTGTTATCATGAATCTATAATGGATGGGTCTCAAAGTATTTTTGTTTTTATTAATAAATTCTTCGAGTGCACCACCATTCGCATATTCACTGTACATGATGTGTTTACCTTTACAACTTTCGAGTGCATACATCTTGGTTCCACCGAGTTTACTCACGAGTTTACCAATCTTGTATTCTCTTCCAAGTGGCTCAGTTTGCACTTTTATGGCCACGTCCTTTTTACACTCTTTGTCTACGCAGCCAAAGAACACTTCACCATATTCACCTTCTCCAATCTTCTTTGTGCCAACTTTTGTTCGAATCGCTTTCTTCACTGAAAAATTTGGGGTCTTATTATTGTTAATCGTGTAAAATATCTTATTTGGATTACAACCTATCTTTTTTATTGCTTCGGTGATTTCTTTGCTTATGGCCTCGTGATCTTTAGGGGTTCTGGCCTTACCAACTTTAGCCCTGATGACCCTGAGATTTCGCATATGCTGTTCCACCTGCATTTAATGTAGTACTAGATTTTATTCATCGACTTCGACTTCTTCTTCGTAGTATTCCTCTTCGGCACCTTCGTCGACCGCATCACCCGGAGCCTCGATGCCTTGGAAAGCGAAGGACGGAAGCTTGGTGGATTGTTCGAGAAGAACTTGGGAAAGACGCAGACTGACTCCAAACTTATTGTCGATGAACCAGATTTGAGTCACATTGACGATGCACATGCATCGCTGTCCCTTTTCGATGCTGTCGACCGGAACAAGTTCGCGCTTTGAGTTGTACGCTTCAGCCATGAATTCACCAGTCGGCTTCGTCATGACCTTGAGCTTGACAGTATCAGGGTATTCTTCCTTACCCGGACGCACGAGAGGCTTGTAAAGTGCTTCCTTCATCACCTCAACATTGTACGCCTTTCCGAGCCATTCCTTGGAGTTTGCCGCAACCGTCTCGATGATTCGCGCATCAAGTTCCTTGAGCTTGTTGGCGAGTTCGACGGCTTGCTCGTTGTCCGGGTCAATAGACAAATCGAGCGAATACGACGTCTTGTTAGTCGTCTCATCAGTGAAAGCGCTCAAACCGTAAGGGCTTCGCATGAATGGAAGTTGCATGTAAAGCTTGCCCTTACCGTCAGCAGTGTTAATGTATACTGTCTTGCCACCGTTCTTGTTCTTCTTCATCTTGCTGAAGACGACAGAGGACGGTTCGAAAGTGCTGGAAAGTTGGATCATGTTAGAGGACGACATCTTTTGGTATATCCTATAATGGAACCCAAACTTTAAGCACGTTATTTTTTTCTTCAGGTATTGTAACAACATAATGGGTCTCTTTAAGGATTGTGGTTGTGGATGTGGAGGGGCCAAAGCCCAGCAGAAATTTTTGATTTCTTTGATGTCCGCGCTCGTGTTCTTTGTCATCGCGAACCCAGACACTTTCAGACTGACGCGCTCCGTCTTCGGTTCTTGGATCTCCGGTCCAACCGGATGCCCTACCATGCGTGGTCTCGTGCTTCACACCGTAGTGTTCATGCTCGTCACGTGGGGTATGATGAACATAAAGAAGGAAGGATACGCCATTCAAGAAAACGTAACGATTAAAATCGCACCAGGACCAGCTCCAGAACATGTGGTCGCGCCACCAAAGATGGCGGATGCCCCAATGCCTTTGCCGGGTTTCTCCGAAGACCAACTTCAAATGTTCGACAGTGGTCTCGATCTCGCCTCTTTGGACCTCACGACCGAGGTTGATCAGCCAATCGTCATGAAGAAGGAGGTCTCTTGTCAGTGTGAGAATGGCAAGACTGTGACCATTGAAGGTTAAATATTTTACATTTTAATAGATAAATCAACATAATACACGAAATGAACACGTGTATTATGTTGAGTGTTCCCAACACATGTTTTTAGATTAGAAGTCTTCGTCGAATTCAATTTCACACGAATCTTCGTCCATCTTCCCGTAATCACCCACACGCTTTTCAAAGAAGTTTGTCTTACCATCCAAACTTATGTTTTCCATGAACTCAAAAGGATTCGCCGAGTTCCAAATCTTTTCTTGCCCAACCTGTTTCAGGAGTCGGTCAGACACGTATTCAATGTATTGCGTCATCTTCTCGGAGTTCATGCCGATGAGACTGCATGGGAGCGCATCCACGATGAATTCCTTTTCGATGGAGACAGCCTCTTCCACGATCTCTTTGATGACGTCTTTGTTTGGTCTAAATTTGAGCATGTTAAATAATTCTACCGCAAATTGAAGGTGCAACCCTTCATCTCTACTAATCAATTCGTTACTGAAACACAAACCCGGGAGGAGACCCCGCTTCTTGAGCCAGAAGATGGCGCAGAAGCTTCCTGAGAAGAAGATGCCCTCCACACACGCAAACGCCAAGAGACGTTCGGCGAAAGGTCTCGAATTGTCGAACCACTTCATGGCCCATCGCGCCTTCTTTTCGATACACGGAATGCGCTGAATAGCCTCGAAGAGTTCTTTCTTTTCGCTAGAACTTTTAATGTATTTGTCTATCAGTTTACTGTAAGTTTCGCCGTGTACCATCTCGTTATGGCTCTGGTATGCGTAAAATGAGCGAGCCTCTGGGTATTGAACCTCGTCGGCAAAGTTGTTGTTAATGTTTTCAAATACGATACCATCTGAACCGGCAAAGAATGCAAGAATCATTTTGATAAAATGTTGTTCATTTTCTGTGAGTTTGTTCCAGTCGTCCATGTCACGCGACAAATCTACCTCCTCTGCCGTCCAATTAGACATTTGAGCCTGTTTATACATAGCCCAAAGGTTTTCGTGTTGAATTGGAAATACGGTAAATCTGTTGAGGGTTGGTAATAACATTGGTTCGATGTCCTCTATGTAATCTTGAAAGTCAAAGAATGTCCCTATGTGTTTTCCGTCCATGAAGATCTGTGGATATGCGAGTACCGGTTTCCCGCACTTCTTTACGAGTTCGTCTTTCTCAATCTTCGTTTTCGTGTAATCCAAACCAAGTTCTTTACAAAGTTGTTCGGCTTGGTCACAAAGTTTACATCCATCTTTGGAAAAAATTTCAACCCCCATCTGCGTGTTATTACTTGGAAATATTTTTGTTCCAAAACTTTAAGGATGATAAATTTTGCTGAGATCCAGCCTGGTGATCTCTTGAAGGTGTTGTTAAATATAGACGATGTTGACGATGAGATGTACGCTGTAACAAAGGAAAACCGTGATGACTACCTCATCGTGAATTATTACCTTGAAACCTCTTTGGTGTACAAGGGTGCCCGTGTATATGAACTCGATGAAAACGAAGAACTTGTACAACAAGAAAATTTGTGTGAACATTACCCAGAAGGTGAAACTGTATTCAAGAGTGTAGATAACATGTTGTATTGCATAGAAGATGAGATAGAGGAAGATATGGAAAGTGTACTCATAGATGAATCGGATGACGAAAGTGATCTCGAGGGATTCATTGTCCCAGACGACGAAATTGATGGCGAAGTTATTCCTCCTGGTGACTATAAAGCCATAGACCAAGAATGGAATGATTGGCAACCACTGAGCCCTGGTTCTAGAAGGTATAAAGAACTCGTGGATTCCATAGAAGAATTTGCGAAAATGCAAGCCGATAATCTCAATTTTTAAAAACCTAAGTGCGCATTTTCAGGTTCTAAAAAACAAGACAAAGAGGTATGGAAGGATTGGCTGCTATTTGGTCGGATGTCGACCGTTTATTGAATAAACCCGCTATAAGAAAGTCAATCAATACGCATCTTTGTATAGAATGTAATGGAGTAAAAGTGTTCACAAAAGAAGGAATGCCTGTGTGTTCGGACTGTGGTTTGACGCAACAACACTACGTCGACGACAGTCCAGAGTGGACAAGTGGCCTAGGTGAAGATGGACGTGTAAACGATCCATCGAGATGTGGAAACCCAAACCCAAATCCGGAGCTTTTTTCGGATGCATGGGGCAAGGGTACCATCATATCTACGCAGAGCACATCTACTTATGAAAACAAGAGAATGGCTAAAATAAACTTTCATCAATCGATGAACCATACAGATAGATCATTATTCCACGCGTATAGAGACATAGAGGAAGCGTGTCACACTTTACCTGAGAGTGTTCTCAAGGATGCGAAGATGATGTACAGAAAGTTCAACGTAGAGAAATTGACGAGAGGTGCGGTTCGTTCGGGTATAAAAGCAAACTGTGTGCTTTACGCGTGTAGATTGTCTAAAATACCGAGAACTACGAAAGAGATTGCGGACATGTTTGGGATTCAAAGTAAGGACATAAGTCGTACCACACAAATGTTCAAGGACACGTTGTTGGGCAAGACTGAAAAGAATTACGTGACGAAACCATTCAACGTCATGCAAAGGTTACTGAATTCATTTGAAGTTACACGGGAAGAGCGTCTCGAGTGTAACAAGATGTGTGGAAAATTGGAGGATTGTGCCGAACTCATGAGTAAGACACCGAATAGTGTGGCGTCGGTTGTCATTTACGTAGTCATGCGAGGGAAAGTGACTAAGAACGAAATCAGTGATAAGTGTTCCGTGTCTATACCGACCATAAATAAGATAGAAACCATTATCAAACGATACTTAGAGGAATAATTGTAATATACTGTATTATGGTGAAACTATTTTTGTCCACCCCCTGCTATGGAGGTTTATGTCTCGAAAAATACATGACGAGCATCATAAAGCTCCAGCTCAGATTAATCAAAGAAGGTATTCAGCTCATGCTCGATACCACTGAAAATGAATCACTCGTACACCGCGCTAGAAATGTTGCGATTGGTAGATTCATGCAAAAAACGGACGCGGATTATTTCATGTTTATCGACGCGGACATTGATTTCGATCCAGAGTCTGTGGTTCGACTCGTGAATTCCGAACATGACGTGTCTGTCGCCGTCTATCCGAAAAAGGTCGTCATGTGGGATCAAGCAAAGAAGGCGATTGAAGATGGTGATGAAAGAAATATGGCGATGTTGTCGTCGAGTCTCGTCGCAAACATCGGTGCACAGCGACGCTCCGTTGAAAATGGGTTCGTTGAACTTTTAGATGGACCCACTGGCTTCATGGTCATCTCGAGGGTTGCACTCGACAAGATGCATGAACACTTTACAGAACTCAATTGCAAAAATGATCACCAAAATAGGGACTTTGATGAATACTGCGCCGTATTTGACTGCATGATTGACCCAGAGTCTAGGCGATACCTGTCTGAAGATTACGCATTCTGTAGACGATGGCAACAAATCGGTGGTAAGATTTATGCCGATATACACACAACTTTAGGTCACGTGGGTAATCTTCCATTCAGTGGTTGTATGAATGAAAGGCTTAAGGCTTAGACTTATATACTAACCAATGAAGTTGGCTACTATTATTGTCACTCGTGGGAAATCGTGTCATGTGAAAACGCTTCACACGGTTCTTCGTTTGAATCTCATGTGCATTCAAGCGAAAGGTGTTCAAAATGAAGTCGTATACGTGAATGATGACCCGTATGATAAGTCTGAAATTATCCAGAAGTATATGAAAACGAGTGATAGAATTTTGTTTATCGATTTTGGTATCAGTATGGACGAAGGTTCCATCTCGAAGGTGTTTGATTTGAATGAAGGCATTGGATGTCTCGTGTTCCCAGGTGTGAAGGAAGGTATCGATTGGGGGCTTTTCAAAGCGAGGGTCAAAGAAGGTACAGAAGAACCCGTCGAACAGGTTGGGCTTCACTTTGACACGGAAGTTGGAAACAAGGTTTCAGAAGACATTTACCAAGTAAAGAAATCTTCGGCAAAGTGTTGGCTCATGATGTGCAAGCACGTCGCCCGGATTGTGAAGGATAAACGCACGAGTGAATACAAGGTTCCACCGAGGATGGAACAGATGTTTTCAAAGTTCAAGGAATTGGGTGTCAAAATTCATGCGTATACAGCAGCTAAGTTGGTGATGACATATAGTCATGAATGTGTGAGTAATCTGCTAAACGCTGCCGGTATTAAAGCTAATTAAAGATTTGAATTAAAATATTAAACAGATGTCACGAGTATCTGTAAAGAGGGATGACCCGCTTTACACATACGCGATAAAGTTCATGGAGACTGCATGGGGCGTGACACGCAGATTCCCGGGATGTCAACCCATATCGATCGAATACAAGCATTTCGATACACTTCGTAAAAACGATTACGTCGTGTGCGAAAAGACGGATGGTGTTCGATACATGATGTTGGCTTTCATGTACGAAAATAACAAAGTGTGTGTTTTCGTGAATAGGGCACTCGACATGTACATGTGTAAACTTAACTTCAGAAGACCGATCTACGATGGAACCATTTTAGAAGGTGAAATGTATGAAGATACGTTCATGATTTATGATTGTCTACATGATTCGGGTGCAATCGTGGGACATCACGACTTTTTGACGCGTTTAACACACTGCGAAAACGTGTCCAAGAAGTTACTCGCGCTCAAGGGTGATTCTGTGAAACTCCGTGTCAAGACCTTTCATCTATTGTCGGATTTTGACTCATTTTTGAATGAGTACTTGCCTACGGTCACACAAGACGTAGACGGACTTATATTTACACCCATTCACTGTCCGGTGAAGATAGGGACACACGAGACGATGTTCAAATGGAAACCAAAGAATAAAAACACAGTTGATTTTCAATTGAAGAAAATTGATGAAGAATGGAGGTTGTATGTACAAGAAAAGGGTGAACCTATATATGAATCGACCATTCCACCAAACAAGATGGATGACTCTTGGTTTGAACACAACGCGATCGTTGAATGTGAATATGTCACGGATGACATACCCATGTGGTGGAGGCCTTTGAAGATGCGAACAGATAAGACACACGCAAACAATAGACGAACTTTTTATCGAACACTCGTGAATATTAAGGAGGATATCCAAATTACGGATTTCTTAAAATGTAGGTGAGTAAGTAATACCCATCTACGTGACGTGGTTCAGTTCTGTAAAGATTTTCATCATCGTGTGCGACCCACACGTTTTGAAATTTAGCCGCGGACGTATAATGACCGCCATATTGTACACCTTTGTGTATAGCGTAGGATTGTAAATCGTATACCAGTTTATCATCAAATGTTATCTCGTGCTCCAATATAATTTTGCTCTTTTTATCAAATGAAACAAACATGACGGGTGGTAAAGACTTAAATAGTGTTCTCGTTGTGGCGACATTATGTAGAGTTCCTTCATCGTCTATGTAGTCCGTGAGTGTGTGCCATTTCATGCTCTCCGTCATCAATTCAGACACTTTACACTTTATTTGGTTTATGTTTAGTGTCTGTATACTGAATGGTGTGTCTACCGTGTTTTTTCCAACAGGTGATATGGTGATCTGCCTCTTTTCTCCGTATATGAGTTTTTTGATTTCTGGAAACGACCGTTCGAGTATGTCTATGATACAAAAGAGTGCGTCTTGTGTATCGTGTGGTTCGTGTTCTACGAATCGAGGAAACGCTTTTCTGAATTCCTTCAAGAGGGGTGCGACGTTGAAACACCCTGATTCTTGTATGTTAAAATATTGCTGAACGAGATTTTTGTAAAGTCTCGTAAATTCACACTCACCTGAGTATTCTGTTTTGTATATATGTTCGGTGATGGGTATGGCGTGAAATAGGCACTGTAACGCAGAATTAAAGTAACATGTATTGCCTAAGTTGAGAAAACCATGCATATATGTAGTATCTAAAAAAGGCTTAAGAGAAACACGCGATACAATAATGAATATGGACGTCAGAACTCTTTTTGAAAGCATCAAGCCGTTGTTCGAACAACACAAGAATGACGAACACGTCGAGTTTGAATTTAGACTTGGCAAGTTTAACTGTGGAACATTTGACACGGATGTTGGTAAGCAGAGATTTGAACTTGTTTTGGATGGTTTGAGACAATACCGCTGGATGGGAACAGATTGTTTCTATCAATGAAGAAGTCTTTTACCGAGAAAGCGACAACCTTCGCATTTCTATTGACTCTACGACTGGAGATGAAAAGATTGTGAAGAAGGAACGTGTGCACAACGAAGATTTTGAAAAACTGAGAGGTGCACCTTATGATGTTCGTTTCGGTATTTCAAGAGAAACACCGGTTGAAGATTACGAAGGAGAGATGGACAAGAAGAAGAATAAGTACAGACTCTCTTTCATTCGCAAGAACCTTTCTATTGATATGACTATCATAAACGGAGACGTCGAAGACATGGATACCGAAGACCCAAACAGGTATCAAATTGAATTTGAAATCATAGATCCAAAGCTGGTGACGGATGATAACACACTGTTTAACATTATACACAAAATCAAAGATGTATTTAATATCTTGGATAGTAATAAGTAATGATCTGGATACTTGTAATATTGATCATAGCGTTTTTTGTATTTGGTGCCGAATATACAGAAGATAACGTAGGCGTTCTAGGTTATAAAACTAAAAATTTTCATATGTCTCATGGTATGTCGAAGAAAATGTTCGAAACCATGAAACAGGACGGTTTGAGTGATGAAACACTCAAAGAGTTTGTGATGATGGAAGACAGACTTTTGGAAGTCGAACGTAAATCCGTGTGTTCGCAAACCTGCGCGACAATTCGAAGCTGTCGGTGTGTCCGATCAAATAAAAAAGCGTTTCATGGGTTATGATTTTTCATATCACGCGAAACACATTAAACAGGCATCTGAGCCTGAGAAGATGATAAATCGAAGCATTACGTGCGCTTAGCTAAATTCGCTCGCGTCTTTTCGTACTTTTTAATGAATTCCTTTATTTTGGTCTTAGTAGGACTATGTGTTAATATGTAATTCACGACAGCATTTCCGTGCTTTCCATATTCTTTTTGTATGAGCTTTTTCTTATATTGAAGTACGCGCGCTTGTTTCCATTCAGAAACTTGATCTCGCTTTATGTCATTCGCGGGCATCTTTTTCAAAATACCCTTCTTATTCGTGAGGTTACTCTCTTTTGACGCGTTATTAAGAAGGTTTGTCATGTCTTTCACATCCTTTTCTATGTTCATGACGTTCTTGTATTTCTTCATCCATCTTGGACCGTACAATTTTATGATGTCATTTCTAATGCTGTTTGTGTTGAGGCGACGTTTCTTTTCAGTCACCGCATTCTTTGCATTATTCTTGAGTGCCCGGTTCAAGTTTTTAGCCAATTTAGCTCGGTTAGCCGCATTCTTCTTTGCCTTGTTTTCCGAAAGCTTGAGCTTTTCACAGAGAGTCTTGACTGTGTCGGAATCTTCAACGCTCACACCATTGTTGAGTGCGAGGGCTATGAGTTCATCCTTCTTGTAAGACACACACGATTTACCCTTGACCTTAAACGTAGAGTTGCCCAAATCCAAGTTTTTAATCATACCACATATCTTGTCTTTCTTGTTTGACGCCTTTGCTCCCACGACACCCATCTTTTTCGCGACATCCAAAAGGGTTGATTTAGTGAGTGCGGCACATTTCTTTTTACCTACACGCATGGTTCCATCGTTATCGTAGGTGATCTTCTTAGAATTGTTCGTGGGAGATTTACGTGTACTCTTTCGTTTTGGAATTTTGTAACAACACTCGTCGCCTTGTGGATTCTTTTTGGCTTGATACCCTGGTTTACACGGTGGTCTTCTAGACTTTGGGCACGTAGACACTTTTGCGCGAACAGCCACTGTTTTACGAGCTATGTTCTTGGGTACATTTGACGTGAGTTGTATCTCACCCTTCGGAGTGTAACATGGAGAAGAAATCCGAAGCCGCGTTATACGCGGCGTTTAACGCAGATGGGTTCGCAGCACCCGATATTTGAATGGCACCAGATTTAGCTATTATATATTTGTGCCCCTTGTACAAGGCGTACAACATGGGTGAAAGTTCGGGTTCATAATTGGATTTGAAACCGTACCTTGAACTGTTTGCGTGGAGTCTCGCCATGTTTTTGAAAACACCATTCATTCTAAACTGACCACTCAAGTTGTTGTACTCGAAACGGTTATACAAAAAGGCTTGACCAGGCGTGTACTTCTTAACCATGAACTTGCGTATGAGTTCTGGTTGGTTTACGATCTCTTCACCTTTTCCGATGAACCCACCCGAGAAACGAATCTTACCATTCTTGTAAAAGTTAACTGTACCCCCATTTGTTTCTGTACCGTTTGTGATTGAAAACTTTATTTGAACGGTGAAGAATTTTTCATTTATGTTACCCTTTTTACCATACTCTCTCGTGTGCGAAAATCCAGTCTTGAATCGACCGTAGACACCCACGAGTTCTTTTGTCTCTATGAATAGTCCACCGCCCAACGCAGTTCGTCCGAGTGGTACTTTGTTAAGGATATGTTTCAAATCTAAACGCGCTTCAGCGTCGAAACCCTTGTTGACTGTCGCGTTAAACATACCTGGATTGAGACCACTCAGAGAGAGACGAGACACTGGTGCATTATTGTTCTCGTTATACACGAATTGTGCAAACTCACCCATGTTTTCGTTATTTATCATGGAGTTTTGCAACCTTCTAGGGAATGTTGGTGGCGATGATCGTTGAATTTGGACGCCTGAATTTTGAATGAATTTTTGTAGGGACTGGGGGCGTTGCATTCTAATGTATGGTTATATTTTAATTACACATCTGATTCATTGGACATGAGTGTCTCGTTGACTATGTCTAGACCGAACACGAATGGTTGCATACTGAAAGGCATGCCATTGTAAAGCTCACTGTGTTGACGCACTTCGATATCCCGCGTGACTGAATGGCCAGCATAGAAATCTTGGTTGAAACGCGGTTTGCCGAGATTGTTCGCGGTACAGTGTTCGTTGAATTTCTCCACGAATATCTTTTGAGGGCATCGCAAGTCTGGACCTGTACTTGATGTACTGGAGACTGCAAGAAGTTCTCGAGTGTACTCGATACCGTTGCGACCTGTCTCTGTACGTCCTTTGAAGTACTGCGGTACGATATTCCAAATATCCTTGTTTGCATACCTTTGTGCGTACTCGAGATACGCACGAATACACTTTTGAAGAATCACGGGAATTTCAGCCTCGAGCTTCTTTTCGAGTGTTGGATCTGCATCCTTGACTTGTTTACCAAAGTTCCACGTCAAAATACGACGCAACACGGAACCAGAGTTATCCTTGTAACTCGGGACCTTCGTTCCCACCCAAAACACCCTGGAACCTTCCATGTCATCGTCTTCGCCTTCTCGTGTTTAACGGCACACGATACCTTGCTCACCAGATACGATCGATTGAAATTCAGCTTGTTCGAGAGAAATATCCCCCTTTATTTCTGGTGAGATGAACACAAAAGCATCATAAATGGACGAGAGACCAAATTTCTTTTCCACGTTATTGGACAAAGTTCGAACATCATCGATGTCATAGAAGAGCGCAAACACCTTCGTAATCAACGTAGATTTACCCGAACGAGCGATACCCTTGAGGAATGGAATCACCTGCCAACCGTCCATGTCACCCACATCGAAGCAGAGGCGTCCACCCATGATATACATCCACTTTGAGACTTCGGAATCAAACTTTTGGTAGTCCAAAACAGACTGAAAGTGTGGAGTGGGGATATCTTCCCACTTTTCAGTAGTCGAGTAATCCTCAAATTCCGTGTCAAAGTATTTGCAACTCACGATCGCTTGATCCAAATTTTTGAACTCATTTGATTCGTATGTGTGAAACTTGGTTTCATACAGACCGGTACTCGCAGACCAACTTTTACCCACGAAAACACCATTCCTGAAAGACCATACGTGTCTGTTACGTTTGATCTCTGGGAACTGCATGTCGTTACAGTTGGACAAGTGGCGAATGACATCCGAATACGCCGAGCCTCTGCAGCTTAGATTTTTCCACAGTTCAAACTCTGTTTCCTTTTGTGCTACACTATACACGTACTCTTGGATTCTCTGCTCCTGTTTCCAGGCGCGCGTGTCGTATCCATCTTCGGTTCTGATCTGTTTACAACAGTGCCCTTTGTATCTCTTGATGTTACCTTCGTAAAGCTTTTTGAGAATGGTCAAAATAGCTTGTTGATACGGGCTCAATTCTTCGCTATTCGAAATGGTCGAACATCTGAAGATCGATGGATCTGTCTCTGGGTTGATAGGAATGTACGTGGGATTGTTAATGCGCTCGTAAATACGAGTGTGTCTAAACACGATCTGCCACGAGTCATCCACTTGATCTATCAGGCGATTGATTCTCATAGAGATTTTCATGTCATCCCCGTCATCCAAATCCAGAATTTTCAGGGTGTCCGCTCTATGGTAGAGTTGTCCGAGTTGAAGATTCATTCTTTGGTGTTTAGCTGAGATACGCTCTATATCCACGTTATTACACGGCAACCCGGATTCAGGATTGAGCTCGTGTGAAGCGAAAAAATTTTTAAAACCCAGTTGAAAGGAAACGCCTTCGTCATCCCGTCGTTGTATGTCCCACATGTCTTCCAATTGGGTCAAAAAGTTTATGAGTTGTTCCGGGTTGAGACCTTGAATCATGTTCGACCACATGACCTGATTCGTCTCTTCCGGATTTGCATCCTGGTTTATGAAGTGTGTATCCAGCATGACCCCTTATAGTACCTACGATTCATTTTTCTAAGCATTTTTTTGGAGTTGAGAAAGAATCTTGATCATGATCCTGTTTTGCATTTCGAGTTGCTTAGAAATGCCCACCAGGGCAGTACACACGGTGTCACCATCTTCGGTGGTCAGGATGGAACCCAAGAGTCCACCAATGTCGAGTTCCATCATTGGCTCTTCTTCGTCGAGTTCAAGATCCGACGTGTACATGACTTCTCCGTCGTCCTCGAATTCTTCTTCGTCGTCCTCGAATTCTTCCTCATCGGTCTCCTCAATTTCTTCTGGCACTGGTTCTTCTGGGTACTCTTCTTTGGCAGACATTTACAGTACACCAGGAAAAATCAAACTGTGTTTTTTCGCAAAATTATTTTCTTGGTATATAGTACAAAAACTCTCAAAATGGCCGGTGGTCTCATGCAACTCGTCGCGTACGGTGCCCAAGATGTCTATCTTACGGGCAACCCAAAAGTCACTTTCTTCCAAGCCGTGTACAAGCGTCACACGAACTTCGCTATGGAAAACATCGAACAAACCGTCAACGGTACCCCAGGTGCCAACGGTCGCGTTTCCGTCACCATTGCTCGCAACGGTGATCTCGTCGCGGACATGTACATCGAATCCGTCGCGGGTACCACCGCGACCTCCGATGATGCCTGGTTGGCTGAGCGCATGGTCAAGGATGTTGAATTGTCCATCGGTGGCCAGCGCATCGACAAGCACTACCAAAAGTGGTGGCGCTTGTACTCCGAGCTCTACTTGGACGAAGCCAAGAAGAGCAACTACGGTAAGATGACCACCGCGATTGAAGCCGGTAAGAAGATCTTCTTGCCACTCATCTTCTTCTTCAACCGCAACCCAGGTTTGGCGCTTCCATTGATTGCCCTCCAATACCACGAAGTTCGCCTTGACTTCGATTTGTCTGCTGAATTCGAAAACGTTACCCAAAACAAGACTTTCAAGGTCTGGGCCAACTACATCTACCTCGACACCGAAGAGCGCCGCCGGTTCGCCCAAAAGGGTCACGAATACCTCATCGAACAAGTGCAACACACTGGCACCGACACCGTCACCGCCGGTTCGGAAGTCCAAAAGCGCTTGTCCTACAACCACCCAGTTAAGGAACTCGTCTTCTGCCTCGATGATGGCACCGACACCTGGAACACCTCCAACGTCGCCCCAACTGTTACCGCTAACGTTGCCCGTGGTGTCGTTTCCAACTGCTTCATCTCCGATTCCTTCGTTGGTGCCCCATTGGTTCTCAACACTGGTTCCAAGATCGCCGAAGATGACAACGGTACCCTCGACACCTTCAAGCTCGTCCTCAACGGTCAAGACCGCTTCAAGGAACAATCCGGTAAGTACTTCAACCAAGTGCAACCATTCGTTCACCACTCCGGCTCCCCAGCGCCAGGTGTCTACGCCTACTCCTTCGCGCTCAAGCCAGAAGAACACCAACCAACCGGTACGTGCAACTTCTCTCGTATTGACAACGCCCAAGTCGCTATCAAGGCGCGCTCCGGCACCCAAAAGACCACTCTCCGCATGTTCGCGTGCAACTACAACGTCCTCCGTATCCAATCTGGTATGGGTGGCCTTGCGTTCTCCAACTAAGTTGGTTTATTAATCAGGAAACAATAGTAACACATAAAATTTAAAAACGTAACTCATTTTTAAATTTTTTATTTACATAAAGTAAACATACAGGATGGCTGAAGAAAAAGGCAAAAGAAGCAAGAAGGGACTTTGGATTGGAGTCACTTTCATGTTGATATTTCTCGCCATGATCATTTACTTTGTCGTGCTCGACAAGGGATTTGGTAATAACAAAGTCAATAGAAATATCGCGAACCTCATGAGAAAATACAACTAAAAAATTATTTTTATTTTGAAAACTTTTTTTCGAAAAAAGAAAGTATTTTTTTTCGAAAAACATTTTGCTTAAAGTTAAAAAATTATAAGATTACAAGAATGATAGAAATATACACGGACGGGAGTTGTCTACATAACCCAGGACCGGGTGGATGGGCGGCCAAGTGTTATGATCCCGAGTTCGTGGTTGAAGGTGGGTTTCATACGAGCACGAACAATATCATGGAAATGACAGCCGTGATTCGCGCCCTTGAAAAGTGTATCGAACTCGGTGAACTCGAAGCCGTGATATACACGGACAGTCGTTACGTCAAAATGGGACTCACGGAGTGGTGTAAAAAATGGATCGCTAATGGGTGGTACACAGCGGCGGGTGGTGAAGTGAAAAACAAAGAACTTTGGGTGCGTCTTTTAGAATTGATGAAAAAAATGCACGTGATTAACATCGAGTGGGTGAAGGCGCACTCTACGAACACGAAAAATAACGAGGTCGATGGATTGGCGAGACGACAGGCAAACATATTTTCTGCGAAATAACTAATGGGCGACCACGACCACTGGTGTGATCGTGAAGAGAGACTCCTCAGGAGATGGGCGGAGAAAGCCGCGGGATACAGGTGGTTACACAATCACGCCAGACTACACTATAAATGGTTAACGGATGTGCTCACGTATCCCTGTATCATAATATCCAGTATCACCGGTGTCGGTGGTTTTGCCGTCCTTAACCCGAGTGATGATAATATTTCGTCCGATATGAGAAGAAATATTATCATTTTCCAATACACGTTTGCGTTCCTTAACGTCGTCGCGGGTATACTTACCTCTGTCTCCAAGTTTAGTAATAGCTCTAGTATGATGGAATCACATTCGTCTATGTGTATACAGTATTCAAAGTTTTATAGAAATATAGACATGGAATTATCCCTGGACGTAGAACATCGCACAGACGCCATAGAATTTGTGAATAAACAGAGGCAGGAGTACGACAGACTCTTGGATGAAGCTCCGGATATACCACACGCTACTATACACGAATTCAACAAGACATTTCCAGACAAAGAGAATAAACCAGACGTGTGTAACGGTCTAAATGTGATAGAACAGTCATCTGATACGGGTTCGGAAGATAAAGTCAGGAATGCTATCACGCGTTGGCTCAAAAAAACCCGACGTAATAAATCTTTTGAACTATCTAGGGGTGAGAGTGTGTGATCTTCAAGTACCATATTAAACCTACTAAAGATACAATAAATGTACCCAAACACGTGTTTATACGATTATTGCACGGAACTTCCAGGTTTCTTAGTGGTGCCTGATCTCCCCACTGAAGCATATATTTTAGATATAGTTTTTATAACTCCATCTTGCACAAAATTCATCACTATCTGCACTCTCTCGAAACAAACGAAGACATGACCGAGATACAAGTTTATCTAGAAAGGCTAGTTGAATCAACCTAAGTCAAAATGTAATGTCACATAAATCATTCAAAAATGGAACTCCAACGTGCTATCAGAAACGGCGACCTCGATGGGCTTCGTAAGCTCGAACACCAAATCCTCGAACACGTAAATCATGTGTACGAAGATGCTGGAAACGGAAACGACGATTACGAAAACTTTAGTCTTTACTGGATCACTGGTCAAGAAGACAAGAAACTCGCACTCGCGATGTTCATGATTTTTGTGAACACATGTGAAACTGCACTTGGTGATTACTTCCATGAATACATGGAGGTGATGGCGTATCCCGCGATGGTCGGTGCGGTGTGTAGTGGAAATCAAGCTATAATAGACATCTTGAAAACTTTTATTGATGAAGATTCTTATATGGATATTGTTACCACATACAACTAGTTTAAAGAGTAGACACGTGTAATATACAGTAGAAACAAGAGCTCTTATAACTCAGTTGGTTAGAGTGTGGTGCTTATACCTAAGTATACTTGTGTGAGTTCATTCTCACAAAGGCACGCCAAAGTCACGGGTTCGATCCCCGTTAAGAGCAATTTACTTTCCCTTTTACAACCGAATCCCGGTTGTAAAAAGTAATCTCAGTACATATAAAATGTCTCCATCAAAAAAGAATGATCCCATGAGAAAGGGCTATAGCGCTACTAGCATAAATAACCTCGCAAACCAAATCGGTCAACGAGCAAATAAAGCTGTGAAAAATGCCCTCCGTTCCGGATACAGTGCCACGAGCATGAAAAACCTCATCGCACAATTTGAAAAGAAAGCGGGTGTCCGTAAATAAATGTGTGTAATATAATAATGCAGTTTCTTCAAGACACAAACATCCTCGTACCCATGGTGATCGCCGCCATCTACGGGGCTGTCAAAGTTTCTAACATGAACTTCTATCCACGCATCGATAATATTTTGAACCAGACCACTTTGTATGGAATCATAATCATGATGCACGCGATGTTTGGAATCAGTCCAATCAGTGAAGTCCCAGAAAGAACCAAGTCGATCACCGGAAGTGTCTGGTTTAAATTGATTTCTTTACTCATCCTCTCTTTCTCCGCGACTCGTGATTTTGAAGATGCCATACTCGTGCTCGTAGCTTTCCTTGGTTTGGTTCAACTTTTGCGCACAAAAGAGGAACGCAAAAAATACCCGTATATAATAGCTTAAATGATTCGCGCGTCACATGATATTTACAAGTATAGACGTATCAAGATTCGTACCACTATACTTGAAACTATCTACAATAAATCACCCATATCCATGAACTATCAAAGACACGATAACGATCGTTTACGTTTTAGGTTCAGGGAAGCGATCAGGGAAGCAGAAGAAATTTGTTCGGAGAAGAAAGAGTGTAGTGAGTGTTACAACGCGTGGTACGAGGTCGACGAACTCGAAGATTCACTCATGCGCCTCGGTGAAGAAGTTATCCAAGAGAATAATATGAGGTACGGGTCACTGATACGCAGAAATTTTAAAAATAGATGGAATGTTAAGAATGTAGAAGACCATCACGTGATTCCGTACCAGTTTAGAAATCACCCACTCATTAAGTATTTGAGGTACGACGTGCACTCGAGCGAAAATATAATCATGATGCCTCGGTTTTTGACACCCAATTTGCGTGAAAATCGTCTCACACACAATGGTGGACACAAAAAATATAATAAGTATGTCGGGACCGTACTCGATTCCATCGATAAACTCGATGACCCAGAACCAGATTTTAGAAAGTTTGTCGACTTTTTAAAAGTTGGGTGTCGTTTTAGACCTCAAGACATACCTTGGCCTTAATATCCCTTTTCAAGTAAATCTGTCGTCGCATCTGGATACCTTTTAGAAAAGAAATCCTTCTTATCCCAGTCACTGTGCCCTATGGTACTGGAATGAGATCTGTCTATGACCATACAGTGTCTTAGATCTTTGTAATACACGCGAGCACCTTTAGCTATCAAATCTTCGTGTTTCATATCCACGTGATTATCCATGGGATAGAAATATTTATGATACTCACGCATGTTATCCACGTGTATGAGATAACATTTAGTACTCGATATCCAATTTATGCGTTGTAAACCTGTTTCAGACGCGTCGGATGCAGGAAATCTGGAGAGGCAATGGAAGAAGCACAGTTCAAACTCATCTCCGAGTTCGTCTATCACGGCTTGTATTTCATCAAAAAGGCTCTTGTGTTTTATGATCACGTTATCTTCAAATACGACCGCATATTTTAGACCCTGTGAGAAACACCTATCGTATATGTCCATGTGCCCAAAGAAACAGCCTATCGCACCCATGTTAAAGTATGTAATGTCCGGTCTCACGCTAGACTTATCGTAGTGTGTTTTGAGAGCAAATCTATAGTATCTAGGTTCTATGTGATCCGAGTAATACTTTATAGATTTGGGTGTTTTGGTTTCCGGGCCATACACGACTTCTAAAGGCACGGTCTTGTCGTACGAATCCAAGAATTTCTTGGAACGCTCGTTAGACGATTTCATGGTGAGCAAAAAGCATTTGTAATCTACGCGCGGGGAATACAGTATATTTCTGAGTATGATTAACACGAATGTTAAAATTATTACAAGTGGTAGAGCTACCATACCTAAAGTATGGTTACATAATTATCTACGGAGAGATGCGATAAAATTCATGGACGTTTTCGTCTGGTGTAAAAAGTCATATTGACACACGGCTGCTTGAACTACCGGACAAGGAATGCCCGCGTGTGCGCAGTGCATCACAAACGTTCGAGCATACGTGATGGAATCATTCATGACATCAAATGGGTTTGAATCTGTAAACATGGAGCACTCGAGTGTGCTTCCCTTAATGCAACCATTGATTTTAGGCGAAAGTTGCATACCTTCGTGGTACACCATAGCATACACGAAACGCAGAGTTTGTAAAGCGACGAGACGATCAAAGAACTTGTTGAAACACTGTTTCGTATCCACGAGTTTCATGTATCTGCTCGTCATTCGAGCATTCAAACTCGTTTGGAGCACGGGTGTGGGAATGTGTGAGTCCAGTGCGTGCATAGCACACCAAATAGACTTGTCGTTGATGTGTGCAATGTCTTCATACTTGTATGAGTTATACAAGCGACTGATACTCGTCTTGAGTATGGGTCCATCGATATCCATTTTACGCGCTTCGTTGAGTGTGTACGTGATGGATTTGTCTTGATTGCAATATCCATACATGTCCGCATACGCTTGAAACAAAGCACATTCCATGTTTTCGTGAATCATATGTAAAAACTGTGTGTATCCATGCTCTTCACCTGCATACACGATTTCGTCGGCAAACATCCTAAAAAAGAGTTCTTGAGCTTGGAAGATTTCTGGTTTTCCGTCCACGATTACCATTTTATTAGACATCGCTGCATCCAGGTAGTGAATGCCTTTAATTTCACACAATTCGGCGTACTTTTCGGCGTTTGTGTACTTTTCATTACTCATGTTAACGATGGTGTCTTCTTTGTTACACCATTCGAGTAGTTGACAAATAGTCCTTTCCGATTCTTCTTCATCCACACCGAAGGTTGCGATCGTTCTTGGACCCGGCATGTGTAATGTCAGGTCGGCCACGGATGGGTGCGACTTTACTTTTCTAAAACATTTAAGAGGGGTAGCATTTTTATCGTAGACGTGAAGTTCCTTAAACTGTTGCGCCTTTCGGATGACCCGAAGACTTGGATGACTGATACCGATAACACCGTAAGACATGTTTACCTGTGTATGTTTCGTGTTTCTCTTTTATATCAGTTCCAGCCAAACATCGACATGTCTGTGTAATCACACCATGGATACACTTCTTCGTACCCCATAAAGTTTTGGGCCTGGATTCCAGCTTCCTTACACTCTCTGCATATTTCGATGTTATCATCGATGATGAGGTCGATCGCCAAGCTTCGACAGATATCAACCTTTTTGATTTCGTGGTCGGTAAAACTGTTTGTGATCACCAAATCATCAAACATTCCCGGAAAGTGCTTGAGTAACCATTCTTCAGTTTTAACTCGTGCACACTCCTGTCTACCCGTGACCGCATACATTTTTTCGGATCTGCCTCTCAATTTAACTATGCCAATTTGTGAATTATAAATGGGTTGTAAATTTAAAAATTCGGGTGAGTCGTAAAACTCTCGCACCATTCTCTGTGACTCGTCTTCCGAGATGCCAAATATTTCTCTGTACAAATACTTGTATTTCGTGTTTGACGGGGGCATTTGGTGTCCTCGCCATCTCGCCATAGGCTTGACGAATGGGACGAGGACTTCATCGATATCAATGGCAACTCTCTGCATTTATTATTATATCATTCGTAATCTCTAAATGCTATTCCTACGGGGAATCTAGGAACACCTAGTTCCGTTAGATTTTGATACTTGACGGTAAGCATCTTACCTATGTACTTGTCGCCATTCTTAAACATCTCACGTCTCTTCTCCTGTGTACCTTCTGGTCTCACAGTAAATTCTTGGCCGTTCTCGGTGACACACACCCACGTAGGAGTACCGATGTCTTTACCGTTACACTCACGCATACCGATGACCTTGTATTCATCCGTCTTAAAATCCTTGAGTTTCAGGAGATAATTGCTTCTCTTACCAATTTCATAGACACTCGAAGCTTCTCGAATCATGGTTCCTTCGTATCCAGCATCCATGTACTGTTTGTGTACGATCGGGAGATCACTCTTTGTTTTGACCCACCTCGTCTCCACAGTAACGCGTTCAAGTCTTTGATCGAACGTCAGGTCTGGCTGATTTGTATCGAAATAGTCAAACGCGTGAAATTCCAGAGCTTTGGGATTCGTTTTAAAGAGGCTCGTGATTTCTTCGAACGTTTTGTTTGGGTCATAACATTCACCATCCAAGTATTCACCTTCCCCTGAGGCCTTTACCGAGGTGTTCGGTACCTGGTACAATTTTACCAGTTCGAGAGATACCACCCTTGTTAGACACAAGGAGGCGAACACCGTCAATCTTCGGTTGAACATAGAACGGTTCACTGATGTACTTGTGTCTATCTTCCCACTTGTTTGCCAACATGGGGCAAAATGGGTACCTCCTTTTGGTTTTCCCACATGGTTCTCGCACGTTTGAGAGCGCTATCATATCCAAGCTTCACGTGTATAGTGGAAACAGACTCTTTGCCGCCAACCATACCAGTCTTTTTGATGATGTTGGCGGTTCCATCCGGTAGTTTTTCGACGCTTATGTTCGACATAGCGTTTCCTGCCGTTTTTGTCGGTTTTAAAAATTGTTTCCATTATAGTAAGGGTAGATATGATTCCGGTCGTAAATTACGAGCGAATGGAGCGACTTAAGCCTCCCCCAGTCACGAAAGTTCCGCTAAATGCGAACACAGCGTGTATTGTTATAATAATTTTAGCAGTCATCGGTTTGTACAAACGGAGCATAGACGTTAGTCAATCCCGTGGACGACGTTATACTTGAGGCACTCTTCGACGTTCAAGTAGATGTCTTTCTTCATGAGCTTCTTGAATTCCTTTTCTGGGATTTCAGTCTTCTCACCATAGACCTTCGTGATCATGTCCATGAACTTGGAGCACGAATCCATCTCGTTCTTGAGGTCTTCGAACTTACCCCAGAAACCATTGGTAGACAACTGGTGAATGAGGATGTGTGCGTTCTTACCCATGCGACGTTCGTGACCACCAAGCAACATGAAAGTGGCGGCGCTACAGCAAGCACCTTGGGCGATGGTCGTGACCTTCACGCGAGACTTTTCGATGATGTTCATAGCGCTCAAGCCCGCGAACATTTCACCACCGTCACTGCAAATGTGGATTCGGATTTCGGGTTTGTATCCCGGGCATTCGATGGTTTGTCTGAGCAACTTCACCTCGAGTTTCTTGAATTCCTCGGTAAATTCAAGAATATCGTCCGTCGTCACGTCAGAGAAGAAGAACATTTCATTTCCGATGATTCGAGTGGTTTTGAATTCATCTTCGCCGGTGGTAGCAATTGGTAAAATAGATGGAGCTGGCATTTGTTATATAGAGTGTGTGTCTTTTAAACTGGTTCATGTGATTTAATCTTCTTCTTGATCTGAGACACTTCCCGGGGTTTCAATTTATTACACAGAGCCAAGTGATTAATCACATCGAAATCCTGGGCTGTAAGTCCATATGATGTGTATGTATCCATGTCCCCAGATCTCGCATATTCACGAAGCAGTGCGAGTTCTTGATGTTGCGCACCCCGTGTTCTCAGATGTATGTTTCTGTATTTTTGATGCCTCATTTTGTAGTTTCCATACTTAGTCCAGAAACTTCCAGGTCTGAGAGTCTTTTCGTTTAAAGTTCCATTTATATAATATTTTGGTATCCTTACGGTTGAATGTATAAAGTATGACATTGAATCCCATATACCGTGATAAATAGATGTATCGTGTAAATCTGCGTCCGAAAGTGATTCCGATATCCTACCGAAATCACACTTAGATGAGTCTACAAAGTTTTCGTGTATCATCCCCCATACGTGCCCGTGTTCAGACATCGCATCCATTGGAGACACGTCTTCATTCGTACACAGTAGTGATACCGCAAACTCTTTAGGAGACACGAAAGCGTCTTTATCATCCGAAAAGTTTAGATAATCGAAGAAATTATGTAGATTACCTTTACATCGTTCAGCCGCTATTTTTGAATTTTTGTTATTTGGTTCTAAGGATGCTATTAAGTCTGGAGTTCTTTTAGGTATAAGTATGGTTTCAAAGTTGGGTAACAGGAACATGTTTGGTGTGGCCACGACGAATGAACCTTTGCTCAGTATACCACCCTCAGATACATACTCAATGAGCTGTCTCTGTGCTATGACATCGTGTCTGTAACCATCTATGAATACATGCACACTCGAACCCTTAATTTCATTCCTAACTTTGAAGTTATCTTCGAGTTCTATACTATTTGATTCATCTAAAACTGCGTTTAATACGTATGTTTTTCCAACCCCATGACCACCGCATATCATCACATTCTTCCCATTTCGTATATGTGTTTTGAGTAAATCTATCTCATTGCGGTGGAGCGTATTATATATCTTCTTTTTTTGTGTGGTTATTTTAACGAATGCGTCCATGTCAAAAGATGGTGATGATCTCGCTAATCAAGCTATAGATATTATTTTTGAGAACGATGCGCTTCAGACCAGAATAATCGAACCAATAAAAAGGAGATTCCTTCCTTACTTGTTATGTATCGGTTTCTTTAATCTAACTTTATTCGTGTTGGTCGCTTACATAGCGGCTCGTTTAAACAGCAGATTCATCTGATTCTTCTTCGGGTTCTTTCTTAGTCACGGACTCAATAAATGTCGACGCACGTTTTCGAAGACCCTGTTTTTTCAAAGGATCAAACATTTTTCGTTGGCCAGGCATGACACGTCCACGCAATTCATCGAGTTCGTCCTTGAGTTGGTCTTGTGACATGATTTGAGATGGATCCTTGAGTAGACTCATGATGGAATACTCCTTGATCGCCTTGAATGGCATGATTGGGTGAATGTGTAAAATTTCTGGTTTTCTAAAGATGTTATCATCCGGGAACTCCTTATCGAACGCAGTCAAGATCTTCTTTGGGATCGGTGGGCTTTGTTCGATGAGTCGATCCATCTCTTGCTGACAATCGTGAACCATCTGTGCACCGTCTAATGCCCTGTCTACGAGTGGAAGGTTAAGTTCAAGCCTGATTCTACGCGACAATTTACCGTACAATTGAGACGCGGATCTGTGACTTTCCATCAGCTCGTTAATCTTGAGGAATTGCATGATCGTGGCGATGATACCCGCGATGAGGTTGAGACCACCGATGATGGAGGGGACGGCGGAGCGAATACTTTCAGGAAATTGTTCTTGGGCAAAGTTTGCCGTGCCGGTGATGGTCGAGAGTACGATCACGGGGAGTGTAAAACGCATGCTCAGGGCTTGAAACATCAAAAACGCTTGGTAGTTCATGTATCGATAACATGCCGCGGCTTCACCCCAGTCTTGAAGCACCTTTTCTTGTTGGGTGTGCCACTTCTTTGGGGCGTCGGGCTTTTCGATATCCTTTGGGAAACCCACGATCATATTGTTCTCACTATTTTCTTGGCTCATATTAATAGTAATGAACATTATATTCTACATTCACCTCTTGTTGTTCATCTCGATGCTCGTGATTCCCTTCCTGAAAAATACGCAGTTGCTCGAAATGTATAGTCTTCTCGTGCCATTCATATTTTACCATTGGTCTGTGAATGACGACACGTGTGCGTTGACTCAGATGGAGATGTATGTTACGGGTAATGATAAGGAAGAAACCTTCTTCGGTAGGATCATGGGACCCATATATAAGATGGAAGATACCGATGCAAACAACTTCTCAAGACCGTCATGTTTGGTTTGTGGATGTTGTACAGTATAGGTTGGGTAGGATAACTTTAGCCTAACTCATGTGCACATGAAAAAATAAAATATAAATTAAAATTATATAATGAGTAAGCGTAAGTTCAACAATGAAGTTAATGAAATAAACGAACTTTTAAAAAATTTAAGAGTATCAAATAATAAAAAAAATAATGAATCTCCAGTATCAAAGAAAAAAAAGAGTGGATCGTCACCAGTATCAAGTAAAAAAATGAGTAGGTCTCTGTCTCCAGATTCTAGTCCTCCTACAGAAGCCAACAAAAACACCGCGCGTAAATTTCGTGTGTCTCTTACAAAAATAGTCAATGGTAAACGCGTTAATAAGACAAAAAAAGAACTTTTGCGTGATATAGCATACCAAAAACAATATATACAACGACAAAAAAACTTCTGTAAACGTTTACCTCTTAATAAATACAAATACATAGGTGAGAATATTTACTATAATTTTCGTAATGAATATGCGGAAAACATTACCAGTAAACTCAATGATTATGGTAAAAATTTGAAGAGTTTAGATAATGAGGCTCGTCGAAATTATGGAAACTAAGTTATGAAATCGATTACATTCCTAGAATTGGTGATCATGGAATTCATGGTGGAGTGCTACAAATCATGCGTGGTGGTATGGGTGGCGAAGGTGGTGAAGCTTCTAACATAAGATTAGCCTAAGTCAGGCACGCACACATTAATAATCATTACAAAATAAAGATGCCTTCTTACGCTCCAGTTTACGATTACAGATGGGGATCTGGTACCAACACGGTGACGGATCGCTCCATCCTGCACAGTGCACGAAAATTCTTAATCGTAAATGGGAGAAAGCGCGAAATCGATTACATTCCTAGAATTGGTGATCGTGGAATTCATGGTGGAGTGCTACAAATCATGCGTGGTCAACGCGTCATCAACTATCATTAGATAAAAATTAGAGACTTATGTGTAATAGTAATCATGGACTACAAAGAACCAAAGAAGCGCGTGACAAAAAATGACAAGAAACATCGTAAACAGGTGTACTCCCAGAAGCACGTTCGAATCGCATTAAAATCTATGTATAATAATAATGAAGGCAAAAAACAAACAGCAATTGCTCGTGATAGTGGCCTTACTACTTCTCGCCACAGTAATTTACCTCATTCGTAACCCGGTCGTGAAACAGGTTCGTGTTAGAGAACGCGTCGGTGTAAGAGTTCCAGTTCAAATTCCGGTTGAGCGTGAATTTAGAGCTCCACCCATCAAGGAATACAAGCCCGACTACGTCCAACAGATGGGTGTTTTGGTGGGTGACAACAACGAGACACTCCCTCTTTACGGTAAGGAAGTGAGAGGAAGACGCGATAGCTACCACTACTACACGGTGACTCCCGGTGAACAAATGTACTCTCTTCCAGTGTCTATCGGTGAAAGAGACTGCATGGATGACATCGGGTGTCAAGAAATTTACGGGAACGAAACCGTGAATGTCATGGGACAAAACGGCGATTACACTGCTAAAGTTTACCGAACTGATCATTTCTTTTGATCGGATGAACCCAACATTTTTTGAGCTCTGTGAATGCTATCTATGCTCACGGCTACGGTAGACAGTAGACTCAATAAGCCGCATGCGTATCCAACGAGTTTCATGGGTCCAATTGGTACCCACTTGAGTTTGCTGTATCCCATGTTCATTATGAATATGCAACATATACACGAACTGAGCGCAGACATGCTGTAGTCCTTGGACTTGGCGAAAGGTACGGTTGGGTCAAAAAAATCTGTTCCACCCACACTCGGCATAGAGATACCAAACAGTTTAAGTAACCCCGTGATCGGGGAAAGTATGATGGTAGCCATTTATGTTTACGCACATTTTATTTCTCTGATTCGTAAGATTCACTCTTAAACATGTTAAGCCCACACGATCCAAGTGTGACCACTTGAGAACTCATGCACGAGCACACACAACACATCACGATGAGAAGGTGGATGGGAGTTTTGAAGGGTGGGAATTGTTTTGCCATGTTAGCGGTCGCCTTGACTGGCCCGTATACCAAGAAGTAGCAACACAAAAGTGTGCATATGTTTGAAGCTATCGCCGGTAAGCTACACTGTGGACTACCCATGGTTATTTACATTTCACATATATTTTATTTTTAGTTTGAATTTACGTTCCATGAACTTAATCGCGTCAGACATGTTTGGGTGACTCCACAAAGAGCCACCTGGACCAAAAACCTGCGGTCTTCAAACCCGAGATTCCCCAATCCTCGAGTTTGCTCCGTGATAAGCCCAACATTCGTTCGTGTACCCGCTCTGGGTCTTTAATTTACGCGTATCTCCACCCCCGTGACGTAAAACATAGAGTCGCATTCGCATGGGATCTTTGTGTATGGTGTAGTCCGTGTACCCCTTACCACCGAAGTCTACGTGATCACCGTTAGGAAACGTGACCCGATATTTCTTATCACGGATCGGACTTTTTTTGAGAGTGACTCTCATTATTATTTATATCCGAAAAATTTTAAGAAAAAAAATATTTTTTTGAAAACTTTTTTTAGAAAAAAGAAATGTAAAAAATAATTTTTTTTCTAAAACTTTTTATAGAATTTTTTATGTATAAAATCAAAATAGACATACTTTAGACATACCTCCTATATAGACTCCGTCTTTTGGTTTAAAATAGACATACTAAACTTTTAATTAATAATTTTATATTCTCAAAAAAACAAAATAAAAAAATATTTTTTTGAAAACTTTTTTTAGAAAAAAGAAATGTAAAAAATAATTTTTTTTCTAAAAAATTTCTGGAGACAAAAAAGTTTATAAAATTTTAAGTTTTTTACCCATAATTAATATTATAAAAAGACTATATATATTTTAAGATTATTCACTTTCCAGTAGTCCACTAAACATGTTCAAAATATCCACGAAGTAGTCGAAGGACGCTCTCACAAAATTACCATCGTAATTACGTTTCAAAATGGCATCCGTGTCGTACACGACGAAGATGGCAAACAAGGCGACGACGACTCTCGAATAACTCGCACCCGTGAATAGACGCGCGATGATCAAACCTAACAGAGCCATGATGAGTACCGGCCCGAGTACACGGAGGTCGTAGCCCATCAAGTGTGTGGCGACCCCGAGCACAAACATACCTATGAATATCGTGATCGCATCGAGCAAAGCACCCTTCACGTTTCTCGCACCCGTTTGAGATAAGAACGCACCCGTGAGTATGGACAATACGGTAAACAAGGCAAACCGTGTTATGATGTTATTTGTAAACGCAAACATGAGAAGCGCTACGATGTATGCGATCGTGTACTTGAGCATGTTTGCCGCGACGACGTCACTCAGTTTTTCATCCTCTATGATAGTTTTTGCGGAACCATAGGCGACGAATGCTTGAAATATAAGGTTCGCGAAAACCTTTGAAAGAAACATTCTATTTAATATACACATCTAAAATATTTTACTTTTTCAAAAGGGTGTAGTGGTGGTACAAGTGGATACCGTTGATGTACAAACCAATCGCGATAGGCAAAAGAAGACCCGGGCGCTTCTTGTATACGGCTGGCAAACTCGACAGAACGACGAGTAGGACCATGGTAAAGTAAAGAACTGGTGGTGCGATGAGACCAGTCTGTGTTTTCGTGAGACCCATGAAAAAGCGCTTGTCGAGCGAATCGGTCTTTTCAGTTGGTTCTGGTGCGTAGTATTCTCTTCCTTTATAACCCGGCATTTATTATAATGTGGCATTTTATTTTATTGCCTCTCGTGATGATAGCCCTCGACTATTTCAAGAAACCCATAGACCGCCTGTATTTTCAAAGACCCCTCCGCCCTTTGTTAGGTATCAGAAACACACTCGTAGACATGTTGATGTATAAACCATTCCACGAAGTCGATGATTACCCAGGACTTTGGCGAATGCGTTTAAATTTTAGGGACATACGCGATTCGTATTTCAAACGAAATGGTTCAGCTAAAAAGTATTACTTCCATGACATGGATTCGTGGTTCGAGAAGAATGATTCGTATTATTATTACAAACTCGAGGATTTCCCCGAGATTAACGATATCGTGAAGACTATACCGTGTGTATCCGGTGGTATGATAGCCGTGATGGACGGACCCACGAAGATCCCACCACACAGAGCTGAGAGTAACATGTTACTCCGATACCACATGACCATACAGGGTACGAGCACACTCGATACAGAGTACGATACACACGAACACACAGAGGGCCAGGATTTTATATTCGATCACGCGAGGTACCACGAGGTTGAGAAAACCACGAGTGATAGAAGAGTTGTTCTCATATTGGATGTTAAGAGATTTTAGAACATGAGGTGGTGTCTACAGACAGCCTTATACATCTCGTTCCCACCGATGAGTTCTACTTCATCGGTATCAGCGATGCGTTTCGTGAACGGACCAGGTGTTCCATCTCCACAGTCCATACACAGAGCTGATAGTTTTGTGACGCTATCAGCCATCGGTATGCAGTCTAAAATTTCCCCAAACTTCTGTTGTTTAAATGTCCCATCCAAACCAGCGATGAGTACTGTTTTCTTTAGGAAGAGACACATGCCCGTGAAATCTTTGAGATTCGTAAAAAACTGCGCCTCGTCTATGGCGACGACCTCTGAGTCGCAAAACGTCTCTTCGAGTAGACACTCGGATAGGCGATTGACTTTTATGCAATCAAACTTTACACCATCGTGCGTGTGAAGTACGTCTTCTTCACACCTCGTGTCTTTCGCGGAGTTCACGACGGAGATTTTCTTACCTAGTACTTTGTACCTCTTGAGACGCCGGATTAACTCCGACGTCTTCCCAGAGAACATGTTACCAATGATTATCTCGAGACTCATGCTTAGATGTATATGCTCCAGAATGTTTAACTTATTTTTTCCTAAGTCATTTGTAGTGTACACAAATACCAATCATGTTTCACAAAGCTACGTACTGCGGTAGACAGGGCCTGTACTGTACGAAAACGGGGCGCGTCAAGTTCGGTGACAAAGTGTTCCACGGCATCGAAGAAGCGATTAAATTTTTCGGAAAGTAAAGTATGGCGAAGATCATCACGGCACAGTTTCTCACTTGGAAACTCATGGAACTCGATACAGGAGCACGAATCAAACGCATGAAGATGCGGCCACCCGTGAAATGTTGTCCACAGTGTAGAGACAGAAAGTATGTGTATAACCCAAAAGAAGACACATACAACGTGTGCAGTAGATGTAACAAGGAGGAAAAGAAGGACTATAATTGGTTTGACCTTTAGATTAAATCTGTATTATAAGTAAGATGACCCTCACCGATCAGGAAATATCTAAGAAAGTTCGCGAACTGCGTAGAACAAAGGGTCCAGTATACGCACCCCTTAAATATTTCAGAGGGCTCAATACACTCAAAGACGTAGAAACTAGATACATGAAAATGAAAAAGAAGACATACACGAAATTCTCTACCGATAAGAACGTGAAAACTCGAACGTCCTCGTACACGAAACGATTCCGTGAAAAGTACCCGAACGCGAAATCTCTCCCTGAAATAGCGAAAGCGACGAAGATACCACTGAAGACACTGAGAACCGTGTACGATCGAGGACTCGCCGCGTGGAGAACCGGACACCGACCGGGCGCTTCTCCACAGGCGTGGGCGTATGCGAGAGTGCACAGTTTTGTGATGAAGGGTAAGACGTATTACACGGCGGATAAAGATTTAAGATAGATGAAAAAAAATATTTTTAAATAATATAATTAAACATGGTTGATATGCCCACAGAAGCTAACAAAAAAGCCGCCACGAAAGCCAAAGTGAGGCTCACAAAGATAGTAAATGGGAAACGCGTTAAGAAGACTCGCGAAGAACTTTCTAAGAACGTTCAGAATGTTTTGAAAGCGAAGAAACCAATGCCTACAATGACCGACAAGGAAATGGCGAAGAAAGCCAAAGTGAGGCTCACAAAGACGGTAGATGGAAAACTTGTTAAGAAGACGCGTGAAGAACTCTTGAAGAATATTAAAAACAAAAAGAGTGTCGCTGCTGCCGGACAGCCAAAAAAGAAGGTCGATGTGCGGACAAAACGATACAGGGCTTTCTTAAAACGTTACACGAATGAGAATTACCCATACATAGGTGAGGATATGACCGAATGGGCGGAAAATTATGCCTCAAACAGGAAGGCTAAATTAGATAACTATAAGAATATATTGAGGAACGCAGAGAACGAGGCTCGTAGAAATTATGAAAGTTAAAAGAATTTATAAAGATTTGAGATGATACATACCGAATTTATTGTAATAAATATTTCATGAAGACCGCAGAACTCGCTTCAGTCCGCTCTCCATGTGATAGACTCAATGTAGGATGTGTTTTCGTAAAGAACAATCGATGACTGATTTGAATACCTAAGTCACGATGACCTATCATTAAAATCACAAGACTCAGTCAAACATGAACTCTCAATCTATCGCTACCTACATCGCCAACCTTGAAAAGGAGAACGCCGAACTCAAAGAGCGCCTCCGCAAATGTGAAGAAGAAAAGGCCATTCTGGAATACGAAACCATGCTTCACTACGCTGAGGTGAGTGATGACGAATCTGTCGCGTCTGACTCCGACCCTGAATACGAGACGGAATCGGAATCGGAATCGGAATCTGACGATAACTACTTTGTCTGTTACAACTTACCCCTCACGGAAGCCTTCGACGAGCTCGCCAAAGAGGAAGAAAATGAATACAAGAAAGCCGTGTACGAGAGAGCGGCCAATCTCATCTATCACCTCGATTTCAAGGTAACCAACGGCGAAGAACTTTCCCACATGTGTGGTATCGGAAAGGGTACCGTCCGAAAAATAAATGAATTTCTTGAAACCGGTGAAATTAAACGGTTCAAGACATTCGTTACGAATGAAAACATTGCCGAGCAATTGGATTTACTCGCACAATCCGAGAAAAACACTCACAAGATCGAGGCTTATAAGAAAGCCGCCGACGCTATTCGTAAACTTCAATTCGAAGTCACAAACGGCAGCGACATTTCCAAAGGACCTCAAAAGATACCGGGCATTGGTAAAGGCATCGCGAGCAAAATCGATGAATACATCGTGACCGGTCAAATTAAGAATAACACACGTAGACGACATCGTTAAATAATTGTAATGATCACTCATCCTTATCTACCAACATCCTCCGTACCTCATCATAGACGACACTCAATAGGGCCACCTTATACGCGAGAAACCCGACGAATGTCGCGCCGTAATCGAAATCAAACGCAAACGGTGCGCTATTCCACACACTTTCAAAAATGGCAGTTCCGATGGGAGCCAGTAACTGTTTTTGAAATGGTGACTTTTCGATGTTATCCACGTGATTTTCGAGGAGTGATATGTAAGCCAGGGACGTGGCCACACCAATCGTAGACGACACACCCTGTTCCGCACCTTGTGTGATGAAATACATGGACGTGATTGCACCCCCGTACGCGACGGTCATGCGATTGATACGCTTTTTGAGTTTATCGTAATCATTTCTTGGTTCAGATGATGCGCGGACGACCGCGTTATGGATGGACCACATTTATGAAATAATTTGCGTATTCCTTAAATGAGATAAAGACGTAGTTCCCCTATACATAAATGAGCGAACTTTGTGTCAAGAAATTGGTCGAAGATGCTATTATTCCAACTCGGGGTTCTTCTCATGCTGTTGGATATGATTTATACAGTGTCGAGGATTGCTGTGTACCACATAACTCACGGCATCTTGTCGGGACGGGGATCTCAATTGTTTTGCCAGTAAATGTATATGGTCGGGTTGCGCCCCGTTCAGGTCTCGCTGTCAAGCACGGTATCCAAGTCGGTGCGGGTGTCATCGATCCGGACTACACTGGCGAGGTCAAAGTCGTGCTCTTCAACCAGGGCGACAAAGATTTCGAAATCAAAAAAGGAGACAGAATCGCACAACTCGTGTTGGAGCGCTGTGAAACACCGGTTGTTCGAGAAGTTCAATCTATTGAAGAAACAATGAGAGGTTCAGGCGGTTTCGGGTCGACAGGCACTTAAGAAAAAGCGTCTAAGTAGAGCTAAGATACAAACATGCTTGATATTTTGAGAACGACGGTTGGTACTGGTGGCCCCCTTGTGATTGAACATAAGGGTCGCATCATGACCGAAAACTGTATCATCATCGCAGAACGTCACATCGAAAGTGTGATTGAAAAGCTGAAGAATTTCAATATTTCAAAGATTGAACAAACTTCAGATCGCTCGTTTTCAATTTCTTAACGACAAATCGTGTCTCTATCAACCGCATGTACGCATACATAGCTAATAGCTCAATATTATGTAATGACTTATATAAGTGCCATGTAAACATTTTCAACACGTAATTATCTCTTTTGTTCCACGTCTGTTCCCTTGTAGTCGTAGTTGTTCTCGCCATTTTACAACAAATAGAATTTTTTAGACACACTCGGCGTGTGACCTATAGTTTCTGCAGTTATTTTTCGAGCGAGTTTATCGTCACCTTTTGTTTCTTTCAAATGTTTTTCAAAAAGTTGCATACTTCCAGCTGTTCGTATATCCTTAAGTTGTATGTTTTCATTTCCAACTATTTTTCTTAAGAGGTCTCGTACTCTTTCGTATTTCGCGTTACCCACGAGTAATCCACTTCTTCTTTTTGAAAGCGCTCTGTGTAATATGCGGTCACTCGCTTCAAATAGACGCCTTTGACCTGATTTTGCTGGAAAATCAAAGACAACTGTTTCGCCATCATTTTTGAGTTTTACATGCTTACGCTCGAGACCAAAAGCTCCCAGTGCACCTGTATCACGTTCAGCGACACCCGAACGAAGATATCCACTCGCTATCATACGAAGCGCGAGTGCGTCGTCCCAAGATGGATGCCCGTTTTGAGACAATATACGAGTCGTTGACGATTTTATTTTGGAGAAATTGATATTCGTTGCTCGTTCTTTACGCTTCTTCCTTTGTGCATCGAGATATTTCTCGTGGTAATAATAATGTGTTTTTCCTTGTCCATCCACTGCCGTTGCCTGTAGCTTTGCGTATTTTGGGTACACAGTGACATTTGTGTATGCAGGTGGTATACCCAATTTTTGACATCGACTCTGTTCTGGCTCTGATAATTTCACACCACCTTTGTAATAGATGCCTCTCTTTCGAGTAATCATTATTATGTATAAAGATAAATCTTATAATCTATGTATGCGAACGTACACGTCACTCGATGGTATCACCATCAAGGTGGGTGAGAATGCTAAAGATAATGACGCACTCACGGAGTCGAGTTACCCAAAGGAGTGGTGGTTACACGTTGCAGACTTGCCTGGTTCACACGTGGTGATATGTCACGAAGGTGATGTTATTCCCCGTGAAACGAAACGCGATGCGGCGATACTCGCCGTGAAGCACAGTAAAGCCAATGGTATGTCCATGGTACCAGTGGATTTGGTCCGTGTAGAAGATGTTGTCTCCGCGAAGAATCATGGGCAGGTACACTTGACTAAATCGGCGATGATACTGACTGTATTTCCTAACAAAGAGATACCCAGATTGAATAGATTAAAGACATGAATATAAACTTTTTATGAAGAATAATTTGATTCGAGATATAGAACAATCGTTAATAACACACGGTCAACCTGAAGTACCCGGTATACAAACTTGGCCCATTTTATTTGAAAATACGTCTGAACATTGGGAAAATATAAAATCGGCATTTGTAGATGCGCTTCATAAGAAGCCTGATTATATAAGAGCTTGGGCATATATTCAGAGACCGGGTGTGGAAGATGCTGAATATCCCGGTTGGCATATTCATCATAGAAATAGAGAATATGGGTATTGTTTTGAATGTGGTGTAATGTATTTAGACAAATTTAAAACTGGTACCATGTTTAAACGTGGGGATGAAGAGATTTGTGGTGATCCCACGCCATTTGTGTGGCACATGTTTTCACCTGACGATGTACACTCGCCACCAATCTGGGATATAAAATCCAAACTTACGAGATATACGATTGCTGCAGAGGCGATTGAAATTAAAAAATATGAATAAATATTATGGTGAACGTATTACACGTAGATCATATATTACCATCTCATATAGAAATAGATACATATGAGGGTAAAGGTTGGGGTCTTAAAACAATGAAACCAATAAAGTCCGGAGAAATAATATATGAATTTCCTATATCTAAATTACCAGAACACAATGTGAGAGTTATGTCTGTATTTGGCGAAAGAATAATAGATCCAGATATACATTTATCTAAATTTGCTAGAAAGTATGGTATTTTTGCATACTGGGACTGTTTTCTTAATCACAGTGATGCACCAAATGCGATTCATGATTTTAAGTTTAAGATAAAAAATGGTAGAATTTATAGTAATCTTATAGCTACGGAAGATATAGAATCAGGTTCCGAGATTCTCATAGATTATGATTTTATAGCAGACCCAGACCAGGTTTTATTGGAAGATGAAACTGGTACATTCAAACCGTGTTCGTCCTTGGAAATACCTAAACTTTTGACCAAAATGTAATTAAAAGCTTGGGGCATTTGTAGATGCGCTTCATAAGAAGCCTGATTATATAAGAGCTTGAGCATATATTCAGAGACCGGGTGTGGAAGATGTATTCACCTGACGATGTACACTCGCCACCAATCCGGGATATAAAATCCAAACTTACGAGATATACGATTGCTGCGGAGGCGATTGAAATTAAAAAACATGAATAAATATTATGGTGCGCGTGCTACTTATAGATGATATATTACCAGAACACATAGAGATAGATACATATGAGGGTAAAGGTTGGGGTCTTAAAACAACGAAACCAATAAAGTCCGGAGAAATAATATATGAATTTCCTATATCTAAATTACCAGAACAAAATGTGAGAGTTCTTTCTGTATTTGGTGAAAAAATAATAAACCCAAGTGTATATCTATCTATTTTTGCTATAATTAATAAAATTTTTCCCTATTGGGATTGTTTTCTTAATCACAGTGATGCACCAAATGCAATCCACGATTTTAAGTTTAAAATAAAAAACGACAGAATTTATAGTAATCTTATAGCTACGGAAGATATAAAACCTGATGATGAAATTCTCATAAATTATAGTTTGATAATGAACCCGAGTCAAGTTTCTTTATGTGATGAAAGTGGTATATTAAAACAGTGCTCATCCTCTGAATTATCTAAACTTTTGACTGAAATATAATTAAAAAATGGAAATGTTTAATGAAAAATGAATCATCAAGATTGGAAACCTGTCGTCATTCACGGAAAGTCCACGCCTACGAGTCAAAATGTAGCTCGGCCACACCGTGAAGTGACGAAGGAACAAAAATTGGATCAAACGGAGATTGGCACGCACGACAAGGTATCCGTGTCAATGGCGAAGACAATTCAACAGGGGCGCATTGCTAAAGGTTTCAAAACACAAAAAGATTTAGCAAACGCGATAGGTGTACCCACAAGCGTGATTAATTCATATGAATCGGGGAAGGCTATTCCTGATAACGCGATTCTTCAAAAGTTACGAAAGGTCCTCGGGGTGAAGTTGACACGTTCTTGATACTCTTATGAGTGTGAGTGGAAAAATAACTAAAAATGCGATCACTGTCAATGTCACTATCATCTTATCATGTACTTAGAGTTTAAACGCGGATTTTAAATATGCGAGATGTCTGGTATTTGGTGACAAATCCAGATGAATCTCTATGTTTGGCTAAAGGTCAAGAAGATATAGAAGCAGTCGTTCAGTTAGTACCTAGAATACAACACCAACGCGTATGGTGCTTTGATAAGAAGGCATGGGAATACACAAAACTCATGGCACTCATACACTTTTTGTCTATGTTTGTATTTTTAAACGACGTAATACAGGTGATAAGCTTTGTATTATCAGTCGTCGTTGTCTGTACGGATAATAATAAATATACGATGCCTTATTTGTGTGTACATTTAGTGTTTTCGGTGACTGGAATACCCATGAGTGTCATAAGTAAGAATGTATACGATATGTGTATATCGTGTATGTATGCTTTTGGATACTCTGTATTGATGATATTTTACATGAGACTCGAATAATGTCCCGCTATGTAATACACGTCCTGGAATCCAAATTCAACCAATTTCTCTGCCGCAACTCTGGCCCTTTGTCCAGAGTTGCAGTAGACGAGCAAACCTTTCTTTGGAAGTTCTGAAACCGTTTTCTTATTCATCTTGTTTACGGGTAAGTGTAAGGCGCGTGGATAGTGACCCATCTTGTATTCAACGTAGGTGCGAACATCGATCACTCTCTTTATTTTTCCAGATTTTATCATTTTCTTTGCTTCTTCGGAGGACACGAGGTTCTCCCCTGTGAACGTGTATGCAATCGCGAGACCGCCGAGTGCTATGATGATTGGTAACATCTAATGTATACAGGGATAAAGATTTGGTTATAATGTACACCATGAGTCTTCAAATCAAGAAGCTATACCAGGATGCGATCATTCCGACCCGAACGTCACCTGGTTCGGTGGGCTACGATTTATATAGTATGGAAGAAATCGTAGTCCCACCACTCGAACGCGCATTCATAAGCACTGGTGTGTGTGCATCACTCCCACCTGGTGTATATGGAAGAATTGCTCCGCGCTCTGGTCTGACATTGAAACATGGTATTCAAACTGGTGCGGGTGTCATCGATCCAGATTTTACTGGTGAATTGAAAGTGATCCTGTTTAATCACGGGAGTGAACCGTTCGTCATTAAAAAGGGGAATAGGATTGCTCAAATGATTTTAGAGCGATGTGAAACTCCGCTCATAGAAGAAGTAGAAGAACTAAAGCAGACGCAAAGAGGCGAACGTGGATTTGGTTCTTCTGGACATTAGTTAGAGAACGCGACACCTGCCATACCGTTCTTGACTCGCAAAATGTTGTAGTTTACGGCGTACACTCTGTACAAACCTTCTCTGGCATCGGACTTTGGATTTTGGATAGTCAACTTCGCATTGTCGATTCGAGAGAAATTGAGAGACCCACTTGGTTGCGATCTGTTCATGTTGAGACAGAATGGCCAAGAGAACAATGGGAGTGCGTCGAGAGAAGATGGCGCAAGCGTGGACGTGTGCATTTCATGAACCACGTTGTGGTGGAACGTGTTAGTCATGTTTTCAAACAAGGCGAGACCATTAATGTAAAGCGACGCGGTATCGAAGCTGTAATCATCCGTCCAAGGCACCCGTGGTGACCGTTGGAGGTCGTCAAGTGGAGGGCCTTGATTGGGTGGTTGAAATAGGTCAAGTCAATAGAGGTGTCAGTCTCGGTGGCTGGCTGATATTGAACTTGTGTGAACAACAATTCGTGTTCTTGCTCAGGTGAAATATTCACGTTCGGCCGTGTCGAGATATCCGTACATACCGTAAATCTTTGGAACGGCACCGAGATTACCGAGACCCGAACGGCACTTGATGCGCAATTCAACCTCGTGGTATTGCAAAGCCACCAATGGAAGTGACTTAGTCCAGTCTTCGCTGAAGAAGAATGGAATCATGTAGTAATCACCCGCGGAACCACTGGCACCCTTCGCGTTATCAGCGACTTCGGCAGTCGTGACGGCGCACGAGGCCTTCGCTTGGTTGTCTTTGTACAAAACGTTGTGAACACCTTGTACGTACAAGGAGTCGAATCGGCAGATTTCTTGACCGCCGACTTGAAGGCTGAATTCAGTGACAGACGTGTCGTCCGTGGACAACAAACCATCGGTGTTGGTAGACACGTTAGAAATATTTGGGTGTTCGATCCAAATGTAGCTCAAGAGATCACCCTTGGAGCGAATTGGGATGACGACTTCGCTACCACCGGTGAAAGTGCCGATGTAATCCATGCGCTCTGGCTTGAGAGCAAAGTTCGTGTGACGCTTGTAGTTTTGGCGCCAGAAACTGACTTGTGGATCGCCAGTGATGTATGCATCCTGAGCTCCGACTGAGACTAGTTCAACTAGCGCTGCTGACATTTAATAATAAACTATATTAAAATTTTAGGTCGATAACGAAGTATGGTTGTCTTCCAAGCACTGACCTGGGAGTCCAGGGATACAGATGACGAACACTTAATCAGCATCTTCGGTAAGACGAAGGAGGGTAAGTCCGTCTGTGTCACGACGAGCTTCACTCCGTACTTTTTCGTGAAACTCCCCCGTAATGCGACACCACAACGCGTGAAGATCATTTACGATAAGATAGATAAGGCGTGTCCTGAGTGTCTCACAACCTTAAATACAATTCAGCGCAAGGATGTTTGGGGATTTCAAAATAATGAAAAGTTTCCATATCTTCAGCTATTTTGTAAAAACCTCGCGTCGCGCCGAATGGTGAGTGGAAGACTCCGAAGGCCTCTACCCGATGAAACCGTGAAAATGAAATTGTATGAATCTAATTTAGATCCAGTGTTGCGTCTCATGCATAGAACTGGTATTCAATCAACTGGGTGGCTAGACACTGGTGACGAGTGCGAACCAGATTGTGTGGCAAACACGGATATTGATCTCAAGTGCAAAAATTGGAGAAACTTAAAACCTGTGGATGATCCAGAGACTGCGCCATTTGTAGTGGCATCGGTGGATATCGAGTGTAACAGTTCTACGGGTAAATTTCCTGATGCGGACATAGAAGGTGATGCATGTTTTCAGATTGCTATTTCCCTGTGTAAGTTTGGGAGCGACGAACCGTATGATAAAACCTGTTTGTGTTACAAAAAGACTGATTCGCAACTCGAGGGTTGTAACATCGTATCATTCGACACGGAGCGTGAAATGCTCGAAGCGTTCCAGCGATATCTACACGAAAAGGATGTAGACATTATCACTGGGTGGAACATCTTTGGTTTTGATCTTGAATATCTCATGAAACGGGCTATCATCACCAAATGTAACCTAAAATTCTTTCAATTGAGTAAACTGCGGGGACACAATTGTGAACTCACACTCAAGAAACTGTCTTCGAGTGCTTTGGGCGATAACGATTTGAAACTCGTGAGTATGCCTGGTCGTTTCATTTTCGATTTGTTTCACGAGGTGAAGAAAGGATACAAACTTGATTCTTATAAACTTGATAACGTGTCTAAACTGTATCTCGGGGACAATAAAATTGATATGCCCGCGAAGGAGATGTTTGCTCGGTACAAGGAAGGTGACCCCGTGAAATTGCGGGAAGTTGCTGAGTATTGTATTAAGGATACTCTTCTTCCACACAGACTTTTGTCCAAACTGTGTATATTGATTAACCTCCTGGAAATGGCGAAAGCGACGTGGGTGCCTCTGTGTTATCTGGTGGAACGGGGACAACAAATCAAGGTATTTAGTCAATTGACGAAGAAGGCGAGGGAAATGGGATTCATGGTTCCAACGATTCAATACGGACAATTGGGGGACCAAGGATACGAAGGTGCGACTGTTTTGGAAGCGCAGAAAGGTGCTTATTATAAACCTATTACAGCCCTAGATTTCGAAGGTCTGTACCCTTCAATCATGATGGCGCACAACCTGTGTTACTCGAGCCTCGTGATGGATCCAAAGTACGAAAACGTGCCAGGTGTGGAATACGAAACATTTGAGATCCCTGTCCCGAGCAAAGTTGAAGGTCAGCCACCTACGAAACGCATGTGTAAATTCGCTCAAGGTGTACCGACACTTTTACCGAGCATTCTACTCGAATTGAAACAGTTCAGAAAACAAGCGAAGAAGGACATGGCCGCATCTAAAGGTGCGCTCAAAGCCATGTATAATGGTAAGCAATTAGCCTATAAAGTGAGTATGAACTCCGTGTATGGGTTCACTGGTGCATCAAAGGGAATGCTTCCGTGTGTGAATATCGCATCTACTGTGACGACAAAGGGACGGAGTATGATTGATGAAACCAAAGAGTATGTGGAAAAGAACTTTCCGGGTGCGAAAGTGAGGTACGGTGATTCAGTTACACCAGATACACCTCTTCTTATTAGACAAAATGACGAGGTAAAGACGTGCAGGATTGACTCGCTTGTTCATGCATATGAAACAAGAGATGACGGCAAAGAAGTGTCCGTCATTGATGCCGAGGTGTGGACCGAATCTGGTTTTACGCCTATAAAACAAATCGTAAGACACAAAACGACTAAAAATATCCATCGAGTCCTGACTCATACAGGATTCGTTGATGTCACGGAAGATCACAGTTTGCTTCTTAAAAATAAGAGTATGATTAAACCATCTGAAGTTTCGATTGGTACAGAGTTGTTACATGGTAATTCTGTAGAGGCAATACATGAATATAATACGGGTGTATCAATTAACGAGGCTAAGGTCATGGGTTTCTTTTTTGGTGACGGTTCTTGTGGTAGATATAAAACGCCTAGTGGACTCAAGTATTCATGGGCATTAAACAACTCTAACATGGACTACCTCACCGAAATGCAAAAATTATGTCCATTTGATACTTCTATATACGATACAATTGAGAGCAGTGGCGTATATAAGTTATCTGCGAGCGGCGACGTTAAATCTGTGGTAGAACGTTACAGACATCTATTTTATAACAGTCACAGTGAAAAGATCGTTCCTTCGTGTATATTGAATGGATCAATTGATGTGGTAAAATCATTCATTGATGGTTACTACATGGCTGACGGGGACAATGACCCGAACGGTTACGTGCGCATGGACTGCAAAGGCAAAGAAGGAGTTATGGGGTTATACATATTGGGTCGTCGTTTGGGATACAATATTTCACTAAATACACGCAAAGACAAAAAACATGTATTGAGACAAACGTGGACTAAGTCTACACAAAGAAAAATTCCAATTGCGATTAAGAAGCTCGAAAATTTGGGTGAAACTGATGACTACGTGTATGATCTCACAACGGAATCGCATCATTTCCATGTGGGTCCGGGTGAATTGGTAGTACACAATACCGATTCAGTAATGGTAGAATTTGACGTGGGTGATCGTAAAGGTCTTGAAGCCGTTGAGTACAGTTGGGAGATTGGTGAGCGTGCCGCTGAAGAGTGTACCGCACTTTTCAAGAAACCGAATAATTTGGAACTCGAAAAGGTGTATTGGCCCTATTTCCTCTATTCTAAAAAACGGTACGCCGCAAAGCTCTGGACACAAGGAAAGGATGGAAAGATGAACATGGACTACATAGACGTGAAGGGTCTACAGCTCGTGCGACGTGACAACACGGCACACGTACGAGAGGTATGTAAAGAACTTTTGGATGTCGTGCTCGAAAGTAGTGATATCGAACCCCCGAAAGCACTCGCACTCCAGCGAGCTATTGAACTTTTGGAAGGTGATGTACTGAACGAAAAGCTCACACTTTCGCAAAGCTTATCCGATTCATATAAGGTCAAGGGACACAGCGTCTCCATAAACAGCCCTGGAATTAAGGACATCAACCAAGCACACGTCCAAGTGGTTCGCAAAATGCGCGAGAGACAACCCGGTTCTGAACCGCAGTCAGGGGATCGCGTGCCTTACATTCTCGTGAAGACGGAAGATCCAAAGGCGAAAGCTTTTGAGAAATCCGAAGATCCAAAGTATGTCGCAGAGAACAACGTCCCAATTGACTACGAATACTACTTCATGAACAAGTTCATTAATCCAGTCTGTGATTTACTCGAACCACTCTTCGATGATCCAAAGGAAGAGATTTTCGGGGAGCTTCTTACGAAGATTAAACCAAAACGACGACCAAAGAAGAAGAAAGAGACACCTCTCGATGAATTGCCATTTAAAAATTAGGTGCTATAATGTATTAAGGAGATGAGGGTGTCAGAAAATCTGGTCAAGGCATACGAAGAAGATTTGGACAAGGCAACACACGAGCGAGTGTTAAAGTTTGTTCAGAATGTTTCGACCAATTATAACATTCCTCTTAAACTATTGATGCGCGACATGCCCAATCCGCGTGGGTATTGTATGGGTATCAAAAAAGGTGGGGAGCCGTGTACACGAAAAGCGAGTCACGATGGGTTTTGTCTATCACACGCAAATACACCTCGGCTTCATGAACCCGTTAATATAAGTACGACTGTCAGACATAACCACGCATTTCCACCTATGTATAGTCCTACATGTCCTGCATGTGAATCATCTAGCAATAACCAATTTAGAGATTTGAGAAGTATGATGTAGTATGAGGAAATCAGATATTCTGTTAAATTCCATTGATGCGTTTTACGGGACCCCCGAAAATGGTAAGACGCTCATGCAGATACTCACCAAAACAGGTGGTATTTCCCTCCGTAACCTCGAATGGTTCATAACCAATTATTCTAAAAAGACAAACCTAATGTATAAAACGATCGACGGCAAAATATTTAGTGTGCACTGTGCTTATAAATCTACATTAGATGGGTACAGTAAAAAATTATTCGATCCATTTTGTCGTTCAGACAAGATATCCTATAAGGTGCCGGGTACATCTGATGAAATAAGCACGACTGTGGCTCAACTCAATTTCATCAAATGGTGTATCAAAAACGGTGTCATCGAATACATAAAAGAAAACAAAGATAGCTTATTTGGTAAGTAATTCTTCTTCCCCGGGTGGTGGAACCGGTGGAAGCTCTCTCGTGCTCACGTACCCATTCTCGAATATGAGCGTTTGATAACACGTGTAGTAGATGTGACACGTGAACTCTTCGCTCGTACCGTAATATGGGTTCATCTTGAATTCTATGAGAGTTCGATTATTTTTTATGTTTGTGAAATCCAAACTTCCCGATGGGTCTACATTTCTTGGATTCATCGAGAAGGTATACGTGTATATATTTCTCGGTGTCGTGTGAAACTTGTGATTAAGAGGTGTGAGATACCTGTAATAATGAGAATCCACGTAATTTATGAATGGAAGTTCTTGTCCATTAATGAAAAGTTTGGCGGCGGTTGCCACATCATCTGATAGAGAATCATTCGCTCTTCTGTATTCCGCGAAAGGTGTGAGATTGAATCTGTTGTGATAATAGTGGAATTTTTGATCCGACGTGCTACTATTTGGTGGAGAAACGCTCACATTACTTGAGACATTTTCGTCTTCAAATAACTTGTTTCTAAAAAAGAAATGGAGCGTCTTGACTCTGTTTTCTGGTGTGAGTTCAATTTTTAGATTTTCATTTCCGGGTACGGTATCAACCTTGGGATGTGTCTTGAATATGTCCGTGATGATTTCGTATTTACCAGAGGTATAGTAAAGGCGTTCATCTGGTGAGAGAGTGATCTCTTCGGTGACTATATCGAAATCGTCAACTGTGAGTGTACTCACATCATCCGTAAAGAATGTCTGTGGTCTGAACTCTATGTCAAATTCAAGCTTTTGTTTGTTTATGGCACACAATGGGAAATAAGGTCTATTGTGTACGTTTGTTTCGTAATCGGACGATTCATAGCTTCTGGAAAAGAAGAATGGAATGGGTACGTATACAAATGTGTTTCCCGTTTTTATGAAGTTGAATGTTGAACTCAGAACTGTTTCTCTGTAAATGAAACGACCGTCTGTGTAGATTCTACTCACGCTTTCAGATTGATCCAAGTACATCTCATCGTATATGAATCCTATGTCATCCCTGTATATCTCTAGCACAGTCTCGTCTACGCGCATAGTTATCTTCTTAAAGAGGTGTCTACCAACCCGGTCGGCATAATTGTAATTCGATGAACTTAATCCAGGTAATTTGATCTTTATATACATATTACATAATAGGTCTCCCATGTCTTGTGGTCTAAGTGTGACCTTTATGGATTGATTGAATGGCCAACCATCCACCGCATTCGATGGTTTGTTAACCTTAAAATTCCTATGGAATTTCCTAAAGTTTGAATGTCTCTTCTCTTCATACTTAAAGGGTGATTCGCCACCCAATAGGTATGTGTCCTGCTGTCCTATGGCAGACAGGCAAAGTGCGGCACCGGTATCTGGACCAGATCTATCGCACATACTACTTATTGCTTATATATTTTTAAATCCATTTTCCACATGTCAAGGTGACTCGTAGCGTTCAAGTCTTCGAGCTCCTTCTTTGTTTTGCCAGTCTCTTCATTGAGTGCCTGCACAGCTTCTTTCGTGTACTGGTACGTCTTGATGTTGAGCAAATAATCGTATGAATCGTCTATCTTATCAAACGTCTTCGAAATCTCTGCTTCGAGTTCACTCTTCTTGCGCTTGAAGACCACAATCTTTTCGTTGATGACGGCATCTACGAATCGCGACATATTTTCAAGCTTCTTGGTCTTTTCTTTGAGAACATGTAACAAGTGTTCTTTTCGTTTCTTGTACGTATCCATTCGAATCTCCATGAAGTCAATCAAAATCTCTTCTGGACTCGCGTACTTTCTGATACCCTTGGTTGGGTGAAACAAGTGCATGTTACTCACGTGGAATGACTTTTGAAGCTTAAAATCCTTGATGATGTCTTTGCCCGTGTATCCAGTGATCGTAAAGTCCACATCTTCCGTGGTGCTGTTATTCACAAAACTCGCGATGACTTTCTTGTCTACGAGACCATCGAGATACTCCTTGTAGTCTTGTGTCCATCGACCCGGTGGAAGCTCGGTGATCTTGATTTTGTTTCCGGTACTCGTGTTAGACCAGAGACCTTCTGTCACCCAAAACCCATCCGTATTTTTAAACACTCTGCCTTTGAACTTGCTGAACCAAGGCTTCATTTCCTTGAGTGGCTGCTTGGAAATAGCCCGTTCTATGTTTTCACAGATATCCTTTGGGTTGAATGGTGGTACATAACAACTGAAACCTGTACCAATTCCTTCTGTGCCGTTGACTAACACAGTGGGTAAGATTGGAACGTAGTACTCTGGTTCGATGGGCTTACCGTCGTCATCGAGGTATTTCAAGACGGCATCATCTTTTGCGTCAAAGAGCTTTCTTGCATCCCTTGTGAGCTTCGTAAAGATGTACCTCGTTTGGCTCGCGTCCTTACCACCCATGAGTCTCGTACCGAATTGACCACACGGCTCGAGAAGATTGATGTTGTTCGAACCAGTAAAATTATGTGCTAATTTTACGATCGTGTCCGCGAGAGACACTTCCCCGTGATGGTACGCAGACGTCTCCGCGACGTATGCGGCCAACTGCGCCACCTTCATTTCATTGGTCAAGTTCTTCTTGAAACACGAATACATGACCTTTCTCTGCGAAGGCTTGAGACCATCAGACACGTGTGCGATGGAACGCTTCAAGTCCGCGAGACTGAAATTCACGAGATCTTTGTGTACGAATTCTGTGATGTTGATTCTATCCACGTTTCCGTATGCAATCTCTAGGTCAGACCCCTGTTTCTCTGTGCTCTCGAGAAGCCACGTCTTACGAGAATCAGCCTTTGTTTTGTCGAATGCGAGAACGATGGAGTCATCTGTTTTCTCATCCGTGTCGAACTTGACTGTGAGCTTTTCGATGTTCTTGAAATACTCACGAGCTTCGGCCGACGTGGAGGTACCTAGACCCTTGTAGTACTTGATTTTCCACCCAGGTCTTCCATTTCCATACCACATTCTAAACATGGAATCCGTGTAGAACGACATGGTTTGTGAACCTTTGGTTGCCTTGATGATGGGTGTGACCATGCTCACCACAAAATTTAGGTCGAGTAAACTCGGCCAAAAGTAATGAATCATGTTGAGTACGAGACCCTTGATGTGACTCCCATCCGTATCCGCATCGGTCATGATCATGAGACGACCGTAGCGAAGTTCACTGAGCGAGGTATACACCTTACCCTGTTGAAGACCCAAAATCTTCTTGAGATCACTGAACTCCTTGTTCTCTGTGAGTTGTTTGACGGACGCATCTCTCACATTCTTACACTTCCCGCGAAGTGGAAATACCCCGTAATAGTCACGACCGACCACAGAAAGACCCGCGACTGCCAGGGATTTCGCAGAATCCCCCTCCGTGATGATGAGCGTACACTTTCCAGATTGTTGGGTCCCGGCCTTGTTTGCATCATCCAACTTTGGGATGCCGGTGATTTTAGACTTTCTCGCACCATCCGTCTTTTGGAGCTCCTTCATCTCTTTGAACTTGGAGAGCGCCATGAGTTCTGATTGAACGCTCGTCTTGAGAATGTCCTTGATGAGCTTCTTCGTGGGCTCAAATTTGCTCCCAAATTCTTGTGGTTTGAGAGTACACTCGGATTTGACCTGACTACTGAACGTCGGGTTCACGAGCGTGGCTTTCACGAATACCATGAATGCATTCTTCACTTGTTGGGGTTTGAGCTTGATCTTCTTGGCCATGTCTTCGATGATATTGGACGCGAGTATGCCCGCCACGTGGTCTACGTGACTCCCACCTTTCGTGGTACAGATACCGTTGACGAAAGAGACTTGTTCGAATCCATCTTCGGATGGCGCGACGCACACGGACCATCTATCCGACGTAAACAAGCAAACTTCGTCAGATTTTGTGTGCATCTTGGCGTATTCGTTGAATGCGGTTTTTGGAAGTGCATCGCCTTGAAACTTGACTTTACACCCCGGTGTGGTACAGATGTTTGCGTCATAGACACGCTTCTCAAAGATTTTGAAGATGTAATCATCCATTCCTTTCATACCAAACCTGGACCAGTCGGGTGTGAACGTGACACAAACACTCGAGGTCGCTCCCGAGTAGCTACGCATCTTCGGCTTTCCACACGTCTTCATGTTATCCGTCCACTCTTGTGTGTACGTCGTCTTGTTTTCGGAATCCTTGATTTTGATGGAGAATTTGCTCGAATACACATTCGTGAGCTTTGCACCGTACCCATTTCTCCCACCGACAACACGCTGTTGTGAATCATCATAGTTTGTGCTCGTGAGAAGGTGTCCGAACGTGAGTTCAGGATTCCATATCTTCTCCTTTTCATGTTCTTTGACCGCGATACCCCCGAGAGGTCCGTTGTTCTCGACGCTGATTTCACCTTTCTCTCGGTCGATATTGACGGAGATGGACGTTACCTGTTTCGGATAGAGTGAATTGCGATCGATGGCATTGACAAGAATTTCGTCAAAAATCTTGAGAAGCGCGGGTGCGTAGATGACGGTTTTCTTTTCGAAGCCGTCACCTTCCTTGACCCAATACTGTTCACCAACGCGAGCAACAGGACCAACATAAGAGTCTGGTCTCTTCAATATATGCTCCACGTGGGTAAGCTTTTGGATGCTTTCACTCATTTTACTTGATTCTTAATAAACGAGGCTCTCACTTAAGCTGTTTTCTTGTCTTTGTTTTTTGACTTGAGTTTAGTTCCTAAGTCGAATCTCGCTTTTAATTATTTAAGAAACACTCACTCATCCACGGCGGAGCCATATATATTTTGTAAGAAATGCAAGCCACATTTACTGTTAAGCGTGCGACTGTCGACGCAAAGACACTTCGTGCCTTTGACTACACAGGTGCGAAGGTCAAGCACTTGAAGGTGCTCTGTAATTATGGAACCGTTATGGAGGAAGTGACGTCACCAAGTTTCCAGCGTTTGCGGCAGTTGATATTCATGGGTATCGAAACCGAAGACTTATTGAAATCTTTTTCATCCATTACTGATCAACCGGGCAGAAGAAGCTCTTTCAAGAAATACACGGATTTTGTCGGGTGGATGTGCCGACCCAGCTATAAGTACGTAGACGGAGAGTGTTTGACGCTTTATATCCGGAACTCGAGTGCGAATGAGGTGATGGATGATGTACTCCGAGCCCTCGATGGCAAAGAATGGTCTAAACGCTTGTTCAAATTTGGTTGTGAGCTCACACTGTGTCTACATGACAAGACCGAGTTATCCATTAGACTCGCGACATAAAAATTAGATTAGATTTGTAATCAAAAAATGAATACTTTCGCATAGGTGTTCCAAAACGCATTTCACTTTTTTATTTTACAATCGTTCATGGGAGGTGTCCATGATTTGATTGTTGATAGACACCATCGTATTTTAAATATATTACCTGCGTCACGTTAAACTTAAACCAATGTAAAGAAGATGGGGTAGATATATCGCCTAAGTAGACCAAAACGTATCTAATAACTATAAAAAATGAAGACCAACCCCCCTATGCGTTCTAGTATTAAGCGTGAGCCGAGACGCACTTCGCTCCGTGACGCGTCACGACGTGCGCTTGAATCGATTCGCAACCAGGTGAAAGAAGACCGAAGAATGAAGCGCATTTTGCGTGACATCGAACCAGATGTATCAGTGGGTGAACCGACTGTGTGCGTAAAACCTGTCCGAGAGTTGAAACTCAAGCCGTACCAGCGCAAATTGCGACATTTATGTGGAACGTCCCATGCGGAGCACTCGACGCATACACGGTGCCCCAAGATGTGGGGGCCCTCATCCCTTAAGTGTCACAATAAGCACTGTGAAGGTCGTGGGCGTGGCATGTTCCACGGAGCCCACGTCTGTTGGCGCGTCGAAAGACGCTCTAAGACCAAACAGTGTGGCATCATTCCCACGTGTGTTCCATGTAACACAACGTCTGGTACATTTAAGGCGTGCCGTGGCTCGTCCGTGTTTGTTCTGGCAAAGGTTTTATCGAAGTACCCATCGAAGCCATACCTCCCGAACGAGGATACCATTTTAGAAGATGCAATTTTTGCCTAAGTCACCTAATCTTACCCTTGTAATTACAACATTCCAAAGATGTCCTACGAACAGTGCCTCGCCGACGCCATGCGCATGTACCGGGTGGATTCACCAACCGATAGATGCAAGAAACTCGCAAATGCGACTTGGAAAATGAAACAGAAATACACACAACTCAGAAAAGATAAGCAGAGCCGGGTGATCCAGGTCATAGAAAAAGCACCCGAAAAGGTTGTAGAGAAGAGACACACAGTACACACTTGCCAAGCAGTGACGCTGGCTGGCAAGCCGTGTGGATTCAAGGCTGTGTGTGGTGGTTTCTGCAAGAAACATCAACCAAAGATAAAATATTAGTTTACTATAAATGTTAGATCAAGAGACATTACGTCCAGTTGTAATATCAATGGCTTTGTATGTCGCCATCGCTAAGATCATTCCAGAAAATGTTAAGAAGCCCACGAACATTGGATTCATCGATGACATCGTATCCATGTTGATCGCTCAAAAGGGTGCCATTGCCTCAGGTGCCATTCTCACGGGACTCATCGTTCTCCTTACCAATTACATCATTGATGAATTGTTGTGAGACGTGTTCTTTCCCAACCAATCGTTTCGTGTGTGAGTGATCCATGTATCTTAATCTTTTTTCGTACGCATCATTCATGAATTCCAAGAGTTGCTCTTTGTTTGGTTTGCCCCACTGCATCCCTTTCTTAAACAAGAAATCATCATTCTGCAACTCTTGAAGTTCACAATCAATTGTGTACGGCGTTTTTACATACTCGGGTGCTCCCCCATAATCCGTGATTATCACGGGTTTATCTCGCATCGCCGCTTCTACAGCACCCATACCAACGCCTTCAGAACTCGAAAAGCTCACGTAACAGTCTGAGAGTCTGTGTATCTTATCCATTTCTTCATCGGATACCAGACCATTGATGACTTCTACATTTGGTAAGTTTATTTGAACTGGTTGATTACACGTGGCTTTCACGATGAGTTTCGCATTCGGTTTATTGAGACGCACAAAAGCTTCTAGAATGTCCCTGAAATTCTTACGTTGGTCCATGATGTTTCCTATGTGGTAAAATGTGTATTTATCTGTATGTGGAATGTGTGCCCGAACGACATAGAATTCCGAGTTTGGAAATTGTCTTGAAAACACCTTTTTACAAAACTCACTCGGTACCGCTACTCTATCGAATAAATCAAAGAGTTTCCCGTAGTCTTCGTGTACCGTTTCGGTTTCACACACGGTCATGCAGTGAAGGTGTTTAATTTTACGTTTTAATTCCGAGATCTTATTTAACCAAAAATCTGTCGGTAACGCAAATATAAAAGCTCGCTCACACGCAGGGATATCTTCTTGAATTTGAACATATTTCCAATCAGGAAAGAGTTCCGTGTATTTCTTCGCATGTTGCCCGATTCCACTCAGTAAAGTTGGGCCAATGACCAGCATTACATTTAAAGATAATATTTCCTTTATGTATATTATAATGGAATCTCTCAGGCAAGAAATCCGCCGTGAAATGAAGTCCCTTCGTGTCAACAAGAAGCATGTCTATGACATCTTGTTGCGTTTGGTAGATGAATTGGACAGCGTCAACTCAGCTCCAGCTCCAGCTCCAGCTCCAGCTCCAGCTCCAGTTGCTGAACCAACCCCAGCTCCAACTCCAACTCCAACTCCCGAACCAGAAGCTCCAGCCCCGGTTGAAGAAAAGTCAAAGCCGGTCAAGAAGGTTGTCAGACGTACTAGAAAGAAGGCTGCGGAGGAACCGAAGTTGTCTGCCTAGATATGTAATAAACACTACCTAATATGAGAACTATCAATAAAACTAGATAGCTAAAAGGGTATTTTTTCGTTTCCTTTCTAGCTTTCTCCAACTGTTCTGCATCGGGTAGTTTTTTGACGTTATGATTAAGATTATCTATCTTTCCCATGAGACGATCGAGTGCATCGAGTATCTGTAATTCTCTGTTTCTTGGCTTTTTCTTTACATCGATGGTGGTTATTTCTATGATCATGTAGAATGATACAGAAGGTTTAAGAAGTTCGTAGTCCCCATCACCTTGTGATTCGTAAAGTTTGAAATGTGTTTTTTGAATTGAAATTGGGTTAAATAGAGATGTTTGTCTTTGGAACGATCTCCATTGCTTGTCTCTCAAAATGAACGAATTACTCCCAGAGAATGTGCGCTCCAAAGGTATGCGCGCGAGTATTTGTCCATTTCTCTCATCGAGTATTTGGGCTCTCTTTGGAATGTCCTCGCACACCACGTCTATGTATTTAGAGACATCCGTGTTTCCATTCGAATCAGATTCACCTACTTGTGTCACGTAAAAATCTACGATTTTGAAACCGATGACTTTGGTGAGATCTTCCATGTGTACATTCGAATCGAGTGAGAAATCGATGGTAAATGTATTGTTAGATCCACTCACGAATTCTGAATCTATGGTGATGTACTGGACTTTCTTTGGTACTTCGTGGAGATCCATCTTGTATTTAAGATAGATAAAAAAAGAAGACATTAAACACGTAATGTGGTGGCTTTACCCCCGCGCTCTCTGTTACGCGTTTGCTACTACTTGGATATACAGGTACATCAGAGGGACGTTTGTCGTGATCGCACACGTCCCGGAGTACATCGAAGATTTTATGGACGAATTCTCTTGGTCCAAACTCGGTGACAAACCAAAGAGATTTTTGAGAACCATTCAAAGTGAACATAAAAAGCTTGAAGAATATCATCTAAGTAAGAAGAAGGAAGAATGAGTTTTTATACGAGATTACTTAATTACTTGTCTCCCAGACAAGACGAACCCAAGTACATATACGATCAAGGTGACTACGAGGTAGTCATCGCAAAAAACGAAGTCGGGGAAAAGATAATTCTCCATTTTAAAAAACCTTATAAAGGTGTGGTGCACATATAATGCAAGATGACTGCTTCTCTCTCACGACCGATGACTACCGCCTCGCGTTCTGCCAAGCGACGAACGCACTTTGCAAAGACGTACAAATCCTCATATGGCAAGGGATTGTCCATTCCAATGAAACACCGAAGTGTCCAGATGCACCAAAAAAGCAGAGACCATTCAATCAAAAATCTCAACATAGGAGAGCTAAACTCTCTCCTAAGAAACTTACGTTTGAGTCAGATTTATGGTGATGGACACTCTCAAATATATCAACCCGCGATTGAACTCGTGAAGGAACGCCTTTATCAATTACGTACCGAAGAAAGCTATGGAAAACATGAATGAATACATTTACTGCTGTTCTGAACTCGAACGGTACCGAGACATGGAAAATCGAAACATTGAAAAGGAGCGATTTTACAGTAAGTTTGAACACTGGAAGCCAACGGAGAGACACGATGAATATGTATCAGAAGACAAGTTGGCAGAAGTTCAAGTTCGACTCTATGAAATCAGTGAACGGTGTCGCGATTTCAAAAAACGTGAACGCATGTTTAAGGAGAAGACGTTCGGTAAACGTCTTGCGAGTAGAATAGAGTTTTAATAAAATGGACTTAAACAAATGAAACGCAAATGATATAGATAATCAAATAAGATGTTCCTCTCTACCGAACTCGTGAAGAATGCGACCTTTTTGGAAAGAATGCAACACATGGATTCGTTGTCGAGCCGTTTCTGTGGTAAGACATGTGAAGTGTGGGGCCTGTCCTCCAAGTACTTCCGGACAAGTTTATGCCCTGAAAACACAGACGGATATTTGTGTTTCATGGGTATTTCACCCGAAAAGTTGAAGACGTCTTATGGTCACGTACACTTTATCGAATTTGGACACGAACCACTCCCCGAAACGCAATACGAAGACGATGCTTGCACTCCTTGATCACATGTGTTTGATTTACGGTGAAAAGATTTCCCGTGAAGAGCATGACTCGGACGAAAATATTGTCTACGTGTACCCAAAAGTTATCGAGGATCACGATATCGATTACTGGCTCGAAATCGCCGAAAACAGCTGGGGTATCAAGGACCGAAACGCACTCAACGAATTCATCGAAGATAACGAACTTGAAGATCACGTGGACTGGCAAGTGCTTTACGATAATTTACCCAAGATTTACTACCCAAGTGAATATGTCTATTCCGATTATGAAAGTGAAACTGAATCAGAAATCGAGGAAGGTGAAATCGTATCTGATGACGAGCCGGAAAACTACGTGAAACGAAACCGAAACTGACAGCGACAGTGAATCCTCCACTGAGATCGAACCGCCATCAAAAAGAAGAAAATACGCCGCCTACTCCGATACGGAGTCTGAGGTCGAAGAGGCCTAATTGCATCTTTCAGCCGTGTTTATGCAAAGCTGGCAAAAATGGATTTTGTGTTAAACATAAACCAGAGGGAGATGCAGTAGAAGCACTAGTTAAACTTAAATCAAGCTTTTAATAAATATTTACAGTATCTTTCATTCAAATTCCCCATAGGCGAATACTCGAAAAATAGATGGACGAGTGCTCCCGTGAGAACGAGTGCCCGTGTATCTTTAACGAATTTAGTAACACCCGTATAGATAAGTAGTGTCAAAATACCTATGAGAATAGCTTCGATGAGAACGAGGGAGAATGGACGTGCGATCATTAAAGTTCACTAAGAAAAAAAACCTAAGTGGTCACTCGGTGCATTCTAAAGTACACAACAATCATCATCATGGCTGAAATCGCGTACCTCACCGACCTTGTTAAGACTCTCATCGACGAAGTGAAAACGCTTCGTGTGGAAAACCAACAGCTTCACGAGGAAGTCAAATCTATCCGTGAAGAAATCAAACCAAAGAAGCGCGTGGTAAAACCAAAAGAATCCACTGAAAAGTGTGTTTGTAAAACCATCAAGGGAACGCCGTGTAAAAACGGTCGTTTACCTGGAAAAGATGTTTGCGCCAAACACGTAAATGTGAAAGAGCCCGTGGCGAGTACATCTACGGCGCCTCCTCCACAAAAGAAAACGAGGACAAAGAAACCTGTCGTCAAAAAGGTTGTGCCCGTGCATAATCATCCGATCGGACAACCACCTGAAGAAGGTGTCATATGTGAACTCTGTGAAACACACGGAGACCTTCTAGATCCAGACATGCCTGACGCAGAATTCGAAGTCGTACCCGAGAACGGTCAATCTCTAGAGGAACGTCTACGTATCATGTTAGAGAATGAAGGAGAATAAAAAAATAGCGTGTAATAAGTAAAAATGAGTGACCCTGTACGTAACATGATGTCCCTATTGGATGAGCACAAAACTGCTCTTCCAGAAAATGTGTATCTCGACATGTGTAATGAACTGAAAAGAATGTACGCATCTGGAGACACGGTCCGTGATAATTACATATTGAATCTTACAAATGACTATCTAGGTCTCATGGAACAAAACGAAACACTCCGAAAAGAAATCACACAAATGAAACGTGATCTCGTGCGCGCGAGGATGGCGCGTTTCGATGACGTATCTGTCCCCTGTCTCTAACTCGAGAACATTCCTGGAAAATTTGTTAGGTGCTTCCAACGTCAATCAAACTGAACTGACACACGAAGACATACCTTTACCACCTCTTCGCATTAGATTTTAGATGACCAATTGTTTCTCGTGACCAACTTTGAGTGTCGTGTTTACGATCACATCGTATCCCGCGTCTGTAATGTTTTTACAGAACGCCACGTCTTCGGAGCACATATCTCGCACGAGTGTTCCATCTTCTCGTTCTATTTCTTGTAATGGATAAGAAAAGTAAGGATACTTTAATTTCTCTAAAACTTCCCTTCGTATCGCCATGAATCCCATACCGTTATATGCGACTTTCATGTATTTGGGTGCGCTCCCTCGAGGTCTTCGAGGCGCAAAAATTTAAATGAGCCGTATTTTTTAAAGTAGTCCAAGTCCCAATTCTTCACAGCTGCATAGTGCTTTAGGTCAGTCATTCTGTATACACACCTGACACTACCGGGTGTTTATCGGTGTCTTCGATGAGTTCTATGATTTGTTCTGGTATGAAAAACATATCACTATCGATGGTCACCCAGACATCGTAGTTCACGTTACCATCAAATGGCTTTTGTTCGGAACCCCGCAACACATCTAGACCGAGTGTTTTCATGCGAGCGAATGGAACGAAACTACTGTAATCATTTACCATGGCTACACTTGTATCCTCGTTTCGTGAGTTCTAAAAGTGTCTTAGACCAGTTCATTAGAAATGAACCGGAGAAGGTTCTTCCCGGAAAGGCTATGATGACACTCTTCATTACATGAAACTATATAAAAGTCTTTAATAATATTAAGATGCATCATCTCGTGCGAATGTTCTACTTTGAGATGAAGAGACAGCTCGCGCATACGATAATCACAGAGGGCATAGGAAATTTCTTGAAACGAGTGTTTTCGTTCAACAAACATAAAGCTATAGTGCGTGATATCGGTAAGAAATAATGAGAACGAGACGCGCGCGAAAAACACGAAACGACGACCCGGACTACGTGGTCGAAAACGATTCGGATGATGAACTCGAACAATATTACGAAGTTCCACCTAAACCATACTACGGGAACGGATTCAAGATCACGTTCGATAGTCGTGCTGAGAAACATCGATTCATGCGAACCGTGGGCTCCACATATTTGAGTAAGCTTTGAGAGTTTACATGTTATACATGATGGGTGGTGGTGTGTAGTTTTCCATCTTTCTGGTAAACGCCAAGTAAAGGGCGAGGACGATGACCAACACTATGATGGCCGCATCCCACGCAGGCTTACTCTTTCTACCCCAGCTCACGGTGAAGAAAACGCCGAGGAATACACCGAGTGCTCTCAAAAATATCTCGAGAAAAATGTTCATTTAGTATAAACATATATTTTAATTGTGCAAATGGAGTGTAATAAAAATAAATAATGATATAAATGAGCTTTGAAAAAGATAAATATATCCTTGCAAAGTGTGTATTAAATGAGGAATTGTGTAAAGTGGCTAGTAATTACGCAATGTTTCAAAAGAAAAACAAATTTTCTACTGATGCACAGGTGCCAGGAACTCACTCTGTGTATGCAGATCCTCTGATGGAAAGTATATTGCTCTTAATGCAACCAAAGATAGAGGAATACACAAATAAAAAGTTGATACCAGTGTGTTCATACTATAGAGTTTATTTAAATGGTTTTATATTAGATGATCACATTGATAGACCTGCATGTGAAATTTCTGTGAGTATAACACTCGGGTATAATTACACAAATAAAGAAGGTGATTACATATGGCCTTTGCACTTATATGTAAATGGTGAAAAGAAACATTTTAGATGTGACGTAGGCGATGCTCTAATTTATAAAGGTTCTGAATTGGTGCACGGCAGAGATTTATTAAATGTAGGCGAAGACTCGTATCACATTCAGGTGTTTTTGCATTACGTCGATTTAGATGGTTCGCACACAGAACACAAATTTGATAAACGTGAATATATAGGTAAATGTGCCTAAGTCAAACATAAACTTACTAAAAATCACTTCAAAAAATGAACAACCTCACATTCGACGAGTGTAGATGTCGTGCTAACGATACTCTATCTAGACTCGAAGGATATTCTATCACAAAGGAAGACCTAGAAAGATGTTTGAAAGATTGGTACGACCGCGGAAATAATTACTGTTTGAGTATGATGGGTGTTAAACACATGTATCGGCGAATGCCTAAAAAACCATGGGCAACCAAAGAATGGGTGGCTATGAGAGATATCAAGTTGTACAAATTTATGATGGACAAGTTTTCAAATGTATTTTGGGAAAAGGTTTGGGACAAGCATTCACTCATCCCAAGATCTCCTAAATTCAAAACCTTTCACGATGTAGATGAAAATTTGCGATCCGAAAAATTCTACAAGATGTGTCAACAAGAGATAGAGGGTTTAGATAATTGGGGTTAGTGTAATAAAAGAATGACTAAACAAAAATTCAATCGTGAGCTACTTGATGCAACTCTCATTCGAGACGAGTTCTCATCATTCATTCTAAACACCAACCTCCTCATGGATGTTGATAGACGAGGTGTTAGAGCTTAGAAAAATAGACTTGTATTATATAAATGATTCGAACACAAGTATTTTCCTTCCCAGTTTTTGGCCGTAAAAGAAGACGAAGACGCCCCATATATCATAGTTCTGGAGACGATGATATATGGGATGTAGACCCAGATGATAAACGACGGGTCAATGAGAATAAAAATTGGCGAAGACACCATCCAGAAGAAGAGGCGTGGGACATAGATAAGGAACGGGATGCGGTCATGTATAAGAGGGAAGCGCTAGAAGCGTGTTTGAGAGCGGAGTATGTTGAAAAGGAGCACAAGGAAGATGAAGAAGGCTTAGAAAAATAGACTTGTATAATAATATGGAAGTATCTTTGTATGTTTACAAACGAATGAAACTTCGCGAAAAATTCAAACTATATTGGTTACGTAAACAATTTGATTACGCCTACATGAGACTCGGAATATATACGTCGCGCACGTCTTCGAGTAACATAAGACTGTTCCGAGCGTGTAAATGGGAAGATCGGATGTACGCGAAAGACCAACAAATAAACGATTACGTACATAAGATGAATTTAAAATATGCATGAGTATTATAAAATGGCTACTCAACAATCACAGAAAAAGAAAGGTGTCCCAGTCGGGGTGATCATAGGCGGTGTGAGTGTAGCTTTGGTACTTGGAGGTATCGTTTTTATGGCAGTGAGACAAAAGAACTCTAATTAATCTCCATATACAAAATTATTCTATCCTCCTCCGAAAGGTTTTCGGCCCAGTGAGGGTGTCTCGCGTCTAGAACAATGTGTTTCCCATTTTCTTCTATGACGTCCCCAATCTTAGAGTGGTGTAAAATACAGTACCCGAATGGTACATCTATACCCAAATGATAAGTAAACTTATAGTTAGGTCCTACGTCGTCCGTGTGTAGTTTGAGTTTAACTCCACCTTTCATGAGTGAAAATCCCGCGACCTTTATGCCTTCGATGGATGATAAGAGTGCGTGGGTCTTCGGACACATCTCACAGTTTCCAGTCACGGGGTGTCCGTCCCACACGAGTGGCCAACTGATCCAGTCTTCCGCCACGTGGTCTTGACCACCCTTGAGCCATCCGTGTTTACCGGACGCATACATGGCCACGACTTCTTTCAGGTGTTCCGACCCAACCCATTCTCCTTCTTTTCTGGGTGTTTCGGATATGAATTCGCGAGGGAGTTTGCGTACCTCCTCGCGAATGGTTTTGTAGTGTTCTTTTAACTCTTTCAGGAGCATCTTACACGTGTAGCGTTTTATTTTTTTATCTCGTTATTTTAAATGTCACCACCAAAAACTATAAATTCGTCATTCATGAAACAGATGAACAAGGAAATCAGTGCGATGAAGAGAGAAATAAACGCACTCATACGCACCATCACACCAAAGAAACGTGCGTCTACCAGAAAAAAATCTACCAAAAAGTAAATGTACTCTTTATTGTGTAAACCAATAATACTTCCACCCTCATCACCACAGACACAAGACGTCATGATGATGGGCGTTAAAACGTGTAGAATAGTAGTCGTTCGTCCTACCCAAAAAGAGAACGTATATGAATTAGAGATCGTCGAAGATGCTCCACCATTAACAGTTGACTAAAGAAAACGCGCGATACATTCGTAAGTATGGATGATCTCAAAAATGCGATGCAAATCATAGACAGACACGCAGATAAGTTACCCGAAGGGGAGTATCTGGAGTTCTGTAATCTCATGCGTAATTTGTATGAAGATAAACAAGGTAACGTAGATGATGTGAGAAGTGTGTTTACGGGTGTATACATAGAACAAGAAGGGTTCGAACAAGATGCGTCCGACTATTTTCAAAAACAGTTCGAGGAACGCATGTATGATATGGATATACGTTTGAAATCAAACGAGATGGAATTAATTCGAGACATGATACGTGAACTCAGACCTTTACAGAGAATCACAAAGAATATAAAACGTAACATCATAGAACACTTTTCGAACATAAACGAAATCACGTTACCGGAAAACACGGAGGAGTGTTTCAAGGAATACATAGGTACCGAGAAGGATTTGAACCACATGTGTAAGTCATACATGAGCATAGAGAATCAATTTCGATCTATCGTCATATCTGATTTAAACACTAGATATAGAGAAGTTCAATTTCAGGTGGATCTATTGACCGAGGGTAGAATGCTGTAGAAAAAAAATATTTTTTTTACTTTCTTTTTTTAGAAAAAAGTTTTGAAAATAAAAAAAGTTTTTTGTAATTAAATCATCATCGTAGCGATCTGACCCACGACCGCCTTCACGGGTGAAGGTGTGGTCATTTTCTGTTTCTTTCGTGAACTCTCGGAGGGGGTTCTCTTCCTCTTTCTACTCGGTTCGACTTTAGACTTTTTAGTACTCGATTTAGAGGCACTCTTAGACGCCGGGCGCTTCGCCCCACCCATCGTGTTTCGCTTCACTTGTTCGAGTTTTTTCTTTTGTGCGCTCGTTCGTTTTGCCTTCGCCGTTTTGCTCGAGTAAATTTCGTTTGCGGGTACACCCTTCACACCTCTACATGAAGCTATTATGTATATGGCTTCTTTGTTTGGTTCTTCGCTAAGAAATGTGGATACGTTCTTTTTAGGGGGAGTGTATATTTTGTCTACATTCATCATGTTTACGTTCTTTTGTGTGTGATGCTGTTTGCCCAAGCCATTTTTAAGTTTCAATTCTGGTAACTCGTATATACCCGTCCAATAGTATGGATCGTGGAACTGTAACAACGTGTCTGGATACTGTTTGTTTTCTTCGACGACCGAAAACTTTTTGGGTAAGTTCGAAAGAAGTGCGTTGAGACTCTGTCTCGTCGCGAGTTTTTTGGCGAGTGCCTCGGCGCCCTGATATGTCAACTGGTCACCCAATTCTACCGGCAAAATGAGCATTTTGTTTTTGGGCACACTCATCGTTCTCTGTTTAGTTGGTGAATAGTCTTTGCCGTGTGCTAACACGAAATAGACGGGTATTTCACCGCGTATGGCCTTCTTTATGAGAGACATCTTGAAATATACACACAAAATATTTCACACAGGCCAACTGGGCATGTTTTCAATTTTCTTATCAGTTGGATTTTTAGAGTATAGTATCCCCAAGGCAAATCCACTCACGGCAGATAATAGTACTTTCTTCATTTATTTGTAGTCCCCAAAAAAATGTAGTATACTTATAAGATGTCTTCTGGTGATGAAGAACTGAGCATGAAATTCTGTGAGGGAAACCCCTCGGATGAAAGATGTTCTTGCTACAACGTCATGTACGCAGACTGTGAAAAGACACCCGATATACCGGGTTGTCGAGAAGCTAACGCGTGGAAGAGTAGTATTTTGGAAGTCATCCCAAAAAATGTGGCATTCGATACCCAGAGAGAACTCGCTTCGCGTGAGATCGATTTGAGACGTCACTGTGGAACTGAGGTGTGTTCCAAGGACAAATACAGACCAGTGGATTATAAGGATTTAGAAAATATGGGTCTCTGTACATTCCAATTGGATATATGTTCGTCGGACGTTCAAGTGGGGGAGTCCGTAAACGCAAAGTACTTCAGAGACTGTAGCCTTAACGAGACACCCTTCATAGATTTGGATTCCGTGTACGGCCTCGATTCTTCCGTGATGTATGGTGGTGATATACGAACGGCTGAGAACGCCGCGTTCGTTGCCGCAAAGAACAAAATTTTTCAGTTGAAACTCAGACGCGAACAACGAGCCGAAGAGGAAGAATATCGCGCAAAGAAGGAACTCGAGAAGGAAAAGCAAATCGAGATTCAGGATGAAAAGTACGATGAAGACACGAAGAAAAAAAGAATCGCGATAGTCGTGGGTCTAGCGGTATTGGCTCTTATAATCCTTATTACAATTTTAAATCTTAGATAGTTATAAGATGTCTGAGATAGTGGACGAGGCCTTTTGTGCCAAGGAAGAGAATAAGACTGACGAGAGGTGCTCATGCTACAACACGATATTCAGAGACTGTGAAACTGAACGAGACATACCAGGGTGTAAAGAAGCCATGCAATACGTTGACGATACACTGGCTAACATTCCAGAAACTGTGGGTCCACACAAGGCCGTCGCACGCCTCGAACTCATGCAAAGACTGTACTGCCCAGCGAGAGTGTGTGTAGGTACAGACAAATATAAACCACCCATCATGGACGACCTTCGTAAGACATCCCCGTGTGGTTTCAAATTGAACATATGTTTACAAAACACAGAAATAAACACAGCGTTGGATACGGAAGTTTTTTCAGAGTGTAAGATCAACGAAAATTTCATAGGTACAGATCCATGGGAACTCGACTTTTACGATGAAGAAAAGGATGAAATAGAAGAAAATCAATCTAAGAAAAGCGAGAGAATGGAACTCCGTAAAAAGGAACTCGAAGAGAAACAGAAACAAAGAGATGAAGACGCTAAAAAATTCAATACCATGTTAGCTGCCTTCGGTCTCGTGTTTCTATGCATCGTTATATTAGTCGTATTACTCAAGTAATTAAATAATTTCTCAATCAATATAAATGGCATCGTCTGGTTTTGTAGTGCTTTTTATAATGATGGCGGTATGCGTCGCTTCAATCGTGGTCGCAGTACAGGTCGGTAACAAGTTCATAGCAAACATGGAAGCCTCTAAAGTCATGATAGAAAATGACGTGACTAACCTAGAAAAGGAAAAGGTCGATCCATTATCGGTAGTCTTGCCATCTGGATTGAAAGCGTGTGAGGTAATGGGTGATTGGAAAGAATCGGGTGAGTGTCTATCGAGTGGTATGATGGAATATACACAGACCATAAAGGATAATACAGATAACGGAACTGGGTGCCCAGAAGGTATCGATAAAAAAATGATGGAGTGTTGTTACGAGAAAGGTAACTGGACGGATAAAACTTTCTGTATTAATGGCGAAAAGGAACAGAGACAGACTACGGTGAATTGTCCTATCAGTAAGAAGATTAGAAGAGTGGAATGTACGCAAGAAACTTCTTGTAATTCAAATGGCAAAAGGACCGAAGTCACGAACGATTTGGACGGTAATGAAATCGCAAAAGAGGTAGATTGTTGCTACATAGGTGAATGGGAAGATGCCGGGTCATGTGGTGTGCGCGGGGAACTACCACAGAAGAGACGAGTCGTGAACTGTAACCAATACATATCTAGTACTAGAAATGCGAAGTGTTGCGCCAAGACACCTTGGGAAGACATAGGTATATGTAGTAAGAAGGGTAAAATTAAGCAACAGCGCCGTGTTTACAATTGCCCGGATGAACCTACAGAGAGGACTATTAACTGTAATTATAAATCATGTAAAGTTTATTTGTACGAAAATAAAAACCAAACTGGTATAAGCACAGACGGGATCAGCAGTGACAGACCATCTGTTGATATTTGGTTTAGCGACTTTGAAAATGAAATGGCGAGTTCATATAAAATTGTGGGCACAAATTGTAAAGTCGTTGGTTATACGGAGACTGAATACGGTGGCGAGTCGGCACCTTTATGGGATGGACCCATTCCGGACGGAGTCATCAAAAATGATATACCTACCCAATACGAAGATAAACTGTCGTCTATTTCAATAGAAAACAAATAAAAAATCTAACCAAATATAAATGATAGTTGTGGTACTCGTTTTAGTCATACTTATACTATCAGTTATACTTGCCTTTCAGTTTGGTAAGAAGAGTGAAACGCCGACGCCGACGCCGAGTTCGCCTAGCAAATCACAGGAAGTCAAAGAAGATGAAGACACGTCGTTGACTGCGAACGCCCAGCCCATAGAAACAGAACCACCAGAAGAGGAAGATCCAGGTACATGTGAAACCACGGGTGATTGGGCCATGTCTGGTGAGTGTCAAGCAGACGGTACAGCCATATTTACCCAAACATATAAGGAATCTAAACCAGGTGCATGCCCTTCGACCGAAAAGGCTCGGGTGAAACCGTGTTGTTATCAAAAGGGAGATTGGACGGATACGTCAGGGTGTAACGAAAGGGGTAGAAAAACACAGAAACAAACGACCGTAAACTGCGCTGAAACCTTTAAAACACGCGAAGTCGACTGTCCGTACGTGGGTCCATGGAGAAAAACAGGTGGATGTGCCTCCGATGGTAAACAGTATTACGTGAGAGATGTAATTAATAGTACAGAACCTAGAGAAAAAACAGAAAACTGCTGTTATATATCACCATGGGGTGGCTGGGGTGGTTGGGGTGGATGTAATGGTTCTAAGAGATACAGAACTCGAAATAGAACAATCGTAAATTGTCCGTCCGGTACACCTACTTCGGATACTGGTTCTCAGAACTGTAATCATTGCGCCGGGTATTGGACAGATATTAACGAATACTGTCACACAAAGACTGGTGGTATAAGGCCAAAATGCTACGACTATCAGTACCAAATGTACGTGATAACAAAAAACGCTTCAAATGGTGGAAATGGATGTCCACATAGAAATGGAGCAAGGAAGAAGAAGCGCACCAGCGATAGTTGGACTAATTGCAGCAGCGCAAAAGGTGGTCTATGTTAAAAAAATATACACTCATATAAATGATAAAGGTAGTTTTTGTTTTGGTCGTGCTACTTTTATCAGCTATATTCGCTTATTTGGCGTTGTCAAATAAGAAGGGTGAGGAATCGACTAAAAATAAAACACAGGATGGTACAAAGTCGTCTAATGAAACTGGGTCACCAAAAGACGAAGACACATCGTCGACCGCAAACGCCCAGCCCATAGAAACAGAACCACCAGGAGACGAAGACACATCGTCGACTGCGAACGCCCAGCCCATAGAAACAGAGCCACCAGAAGAGGAAGATCCAGGCACATGTGAAACCACAGGAGACTGGGCTATGTCTGGTGAGTGTCAAGCAGATGGTACAGCCATATTTACCCAAACATATAAGGAATCTAAACCAGGTGCGTGTCCATCACATGAAAAGGCCGGAGTCAAGCCTTGTTGTTATCAAAAGGGGGATTGGACGGATACGTCAGGGTGTAACGAGAGGGGTAGAAAAACACAAAAACAAACGACTATAAACTGTGCCGAAAACTTTAAAACGCGTGAAGTCGACTGTCCGTATGTGGGTCCATGGAGAAAGATTGGTGGATGCAATTCAGCTGGAAAGCAGTACTATATTAGAGATGTGGTTAACAGTAGTGAGACTAAAGAAAAAAGTGAAAATTGCTGTTATACTAGCGCGTGGGGTGGGTGGACACCAATCGGTGATTGCAATGGTTCTACGCGTCCTCACCAAAGAACCCGATCCGCAATAAATTGTCCAGCTGGAACTGCTACTTCAGAAAACAACAATTTGTCATGTAATCACTGTCAAGGTGCTTGGGGTGGATGGGGTGGATGGAGTGGATGGAGTGGATCAACGAGTTGTGGTACTTCTCGTAAAAGATACAGTCATAGGTATTATAATGTAACTAAAAATGCAACCAATGGTGGTAAACCGTGTCCACATCCAAATCGTAAAAGGGACACGAGAGTAGGCTATAGTTACAATGGGAGTTGTAATACTACCGAAAGTTGTTTTGCACCTGATACTAAAATAAAACTTGAAAATGGGGATGTTATAAATATAAAAGACGTGATGATAGGTGATGTACTCGAAGGTGGTGTGAATGTAAACGCGACATTACAAATTAGAAATATAGATAAATCTCCATTTTATAAGATATTGAATAAAGATTTGAATGAATACACGTATGTCACAGGTTCTCATATGATAAAAGAAGGTGATACGTTTGTGAAAGTGGAACAATCTACAATTGCAGAAGTATCCGATGTAATTAATGACTCATTTATTTCTTTAATTACCGATAATCATAAAATACCAATAGGTGGAAACACTTTCTGGGACTGGGCAGACGAGTGTGATATATGTGATAAATGTGTTGTTTAAAAACAAAAATAATTTATTTTAAATTAATAAAAGTATATGTTTTTCCTTATAGTTTTATTAATATTATTAGTTATTTATGTTTTACGTAAATTTTCAAATTACCCCAAAATACACTATCATCGTATGACACGCGACGATGTAGAGGAAATACATTCTATAGAAATGAGTGCATATAACACAAATGATGAAGTACCAGGAAAGTTTTTTAAACATAATTTGATTAGAGATTGTCCAGAATTATGTATGGTAGCCAAAGACGAAAAAGGTAAAATAATTGGAGCGATGTATAGTGGTTTAATGGATGGACCATCTATAAGTATGGATAAAATAAATAAAGGTCACAACCCAGATGGTGACACTCTATTTGTGTATTCATTGTGTGTAATTAATGATATGATGGGTCGTGGAATTGGAAAAGAAATAGCTAATTATTACTACCACGAGTGGTTAGATTACGGAGACAGAATAAAATATGCTTCAACTTCTGTTAGAAGTAGGCATATAGACTGGATGAAAAAACTGGGATTTTCATATGTTGGTGTTTCTGATATAAATGCTGGAAATGAAAGATGGTTTGATGTAATGAAAAAAATTAAACAATAAATAATATATAAAAATAGTATGCAACCTTATCAATTGTGTCTACCTATATACAATAATATTGAAAAACACAAACGAAGTACTTATACATACAAGATGCCATGTAAAAACAATAGTATAAAACCCAGGACTAAATTTTCCACGTCATTTTCTCCATTCACACAGATACAACTTGAAGATGGCGTGATTACACCGATAAAAGATGTTAAACTCGGGGATGTTATAAAAGGTGGTGTAGTTGTTAATACAATTTTGAAAATAAGGAACACAGACCGTGTCCCATTTTATAGAATTTTAAATAAAGAATTAAACGAATACATATATGTGACCGGTTGTCATTTTATAAGAGAAGGTGGTAAATTTATAAGAGTTAGAGACTCATCGTACGCTGAATTAACAAACGTTATTGAAGACGCGTTTACTTGTTTAATTACAAGTACACATCACATACCCATAGGCGAGCACATATTTTGGGATTGGTCAGATTTCTGTGAATCGTGTAACGATAGTTGTATTCCACAAGAATTTTTTGGGCGTGATAGATTTAATAAGCTTTAATTTATATTAAAATAAAAATTACGCGTGTTAATATAAAATTCAAATATCTAAGTTTATATTAGCATGTCAACTATTTATGAACTCGTATCCCAAAGTAATAAAACTAATTCAAATACTATTATTATGACCTCTAGCGAAGGCGTTCAATATAAAATGAAATACGTATATAATGATATTTTGAAAGCCTCTAAATCTCTCATACATTTAGGTTTGATACCTAGGCATGAAAGTGTATCCATATTTTCTTGGAATTCTCCGGAATGGATAATATCTACACTTGCCACTATAATTGCAGGTGGTAAGGTGTGTACTATACATTTTAATTCTACGTACAGTAGATGTGAATACGTGTTGAAAGATTCTTTGAGTCGTGTTATTTTTGTTGATACAAAAGAACGTCTTGACATCGCGATCAAAGCAAAAAGGCGATTACCGAGACTCAAGGCGATTGTTATTATGAATGACACGTTAACTAGCCCGTATGAATATGTTTACAATTGGACACAATTCATGGAATTGGGTGTAAAAATAAGAGATGAAATATTAAATGAGCGTATATCTTTTCAAAAACCAAATGACTGTTGTATGCTTGTGTATACTTCTGGTACTACGGGCAACCCGAAAGGTGTGATGCTCTCACATGATAATATTACATGGACAGCCCGTGCTCACGTAGAACATAATCCAATATTTTTAAGTGAACCTATGCGCGTTTTGTCGTTTTTGCCTCTATCTCACATAGCCCCAATAATGTTTGAATTATTCGTACCTCTTACATGCATGTCAGTATACAATCAAAAAGCAACAACTTTCTTTTCTAAATCTAGTTCAATTGGGGTGAAAGAACTTACGTGGTGTCGTCCGACTGTGATATTTGCTGTGCCTAGAACTTGGGAAAAAATAGCGGGTGTAGCTAAAGAAATTGAAAGTGAGTTAGATAGTGTTTTGTATAGGATTATGAAACATGTTTGTGTCAAATCACACGATAGAAGACAAAATGGTGGTCACACAAAAATGAATGTTATTGAATCAATTGCTAGACGATACATGAATAATGGGATCAAAAAAATTTTGGGTATGGATAAATTGCAGTTGTGTTTTACCGGGGCTGCGCCACCAAATATAGGGGTAGTTAAGTATTTTGCTGGATTGGGTATAGATATAGTTGGAGCTTATGGTATGTCTGAATTATCCGGATCACAGTGTTACTCTAAACCAGACATGTTTATAGACGGATTTTCTGGATTACCTGTGCCAGGAACAGAAGTTAAAGTAGATGCATTAACGGGTGAATTGTGTTTCAGAGGTAGACAAGTAATGCTTGGTTATCAAGGTGAGACAAACCCAGTGTGTCGACGAAGATAATTGGTTTCATTCTGGTGATACGGGTGAAATACACAAAAATGGCTATATTAAAATAAATGGTAGGGTAGATGATACAATAATTACAAGTTATGGTAAGAATATAATGCCTACTATCATAGAATCATATTTATGTGAAAGATGTGAAGATATAGAAAATGCGATTGTTGTTGGAAATGGAGAAAAATATATAGGTTTACTTGTTACACTTAAACCAAATGGTGATATAAATAAAGTTTCTGAATGTCTGAAAGAATACAATAAACGCGCAAAATTTACTAATGTAGACAAAATCAAGAAAATTGTGGTGGTGAGAGGTGAGTTTACCGTGTCTGGTGGTGAATTAACACCTAGCAATAAATTAAGACGTTCGTATATTATTAAAAAGTATGAGAATGAAATAAAAGCTATGTATTTAAATTTAGATTAGTCGAGTTTATCACCGGTTTCAGATTCATGTTCCATTTGTGCGAGGGCAAATGGGTACATAGTCATCGTGGCAAATGCATCTTCGATGATATTACCGTATACATTTTTCTTGTCACGGAGATCCTTTCGCATCTTCGCTACAAGAGAAACAAAGATGAGATACATTAACCAACCCATGGAATTTGCGCCATCAGCGGTGTTGCTAAAGGCGAGTAGTATGATCCACATCCACTGGAAAAAGTTAGAGAGACCAGCGATGACACCTGCCGTCTTTGTATCGTAGTCGCATACCAAGGCTGTCTTAAACATAGACTTGAAAGGGAGGATGAATGCGGTCAAGGTAGATACAATGCGCTCTTTTTGAGATGGTGCGTTGTGATGAGTCGATTCTGGTTTGAAACCCTCAAACACATCAAAAATTTGTGTGTTGAATGATTTCCTGGAAGAACGGATATCTTCATCACCACTCTCCATTTTGAGAGTTCTGAGAAGGGATACACACAAAAAGCACATAGCAATTGTGTATGGGAATGTTGCCACAATAGCAACACCTTGGATGACACGGAGACCCCCACTCACAACAAGTGCATGTGCGAGTGCTCCTTCCGTGCAAGCCCAGTAGATTTTCTGTAAGGGTGGTGGGTTTTCGTAACCCTGTGCTGAAATGAGGTCATCCACATACGAACCCGAGTCAGATGATGTAGTGAAATACAAGATTACACTGACAAGAACCAATAATTGAAACCATTTAGTGAGTGCCCCATATGGTTCCATGATATCAAGAATTTGTTCGGGTCTTGAGCGGCATGAGAGTGCGTAGTACCCTTCCTTTGCGAGTTGTACAGCAGCTTCACTCATTGGTTGCCCCCCGGCGTAGCCAAGTGCGGTGCAGTTAATTGAACCATTAGACCAGTCAATTTCAGCATTTTTTCCAAGGGTGTATTCTGTAATGCGTTGCATTTTTATCCCTAGTGTGCCTAGGATATTGCGGTTAATGAACATAAACGTAATTGGAGCAAGAAGACCACCCTTCACAACTTCACCAACTGTTCTGCCGCGAGAGATACGAGCAATGAAGGTACCAACAAACGGAGCCCATGCGAGCCACCAAGCCCAGTAAAACACAGTCCACGAGTCCATGAAGTTGTACGGAGAGCGACTGCCCCACGCGGCATCTTGGAGATCCGTCGTACCGAGTCTTGTGTTATCAAATTCAGCCATAGCAGCTACATCGGTTGACTTGGTAATACCGAGCGTGAGACTTTTCCACATACCTTGATCAGTGAGTTGACCGGTAAAGCTAGACCACGTTTCGCAGTCCCAACTGAGTGTAAAAAGCCATTGGATGTAATGCCCAAGCGTTTGAACATATGAATTGAAAAGTAGTCCGGGGTTATCGCTACACACGAGACCAGCCATCAATACTACACCACTGAAAAATGCCATTCTTGCAAGGTTTTTAATACCAGATTTAAGACCGGCTACCACAGAGATTGAGGCCGTGGCTGTGATGAGCCATATGATGAGTAATTGAGTAGTTTGTGAGTTTGGATCAATACCACCATTCAAACGGTTGAGTGCGGCACCAATGGCACCGACACCAAGACCAAGAGAGGTGCATACACCGAAAGTCGTACAAGAAATGGTAATGGCGTCGATAACGTCACCGACAATACCATTTACACTGTCTCCCAAGAGTGGTTGGAATGCGTATCGCATGGCCATTGGTCTACCTTGTCGATAACAAACGACACCAAGGAGGATACCGATAACCATGTATGGCACCCAACCATGTAGACCATTTTGATAGTATGAAATCAACATCGCCATTTGAGCTCGTTGGTCATCATTTACAAAAGGAATCTTTACTGCGTTGTTGTTGGATCTATAGAACCAGATTGGCTCGGCTACACCGAATGAAAATATACCTACCCCGGTTCCACAAGAAAACAAGAGAGAAAACCATGTAAAGTCTGAAAACAGAGGTTTTTCATGATCTTTACCAAGTTTCACATGTTTGTATTTAGTGAATAACAAGCCAAAAATAAACAAGAGCCAAATGTTTCTAGAACATATGTAAAGCCATGTAAAATTAATAGTAACCCACGATTTCCATTCAGCGAGTTGCGTAGTGGCGGTTTGTTCATCACCGAGTGTCCACGCTATAAACCCCCACATAATCGTGGATGCGAGCGTTGTGGTAACCCAGTTGCACCTCAAGACACGGTAACCCTTTAAATCTAGACTTAACCACCTGTTCTTTCGAACAAATCGAGACATGTTTTCTTCTTTTGAAAAGTCAAGGGCATCGTGTGCTTCCATTGTTGAGATGTTCTGTGTTAGTTACACATGAATTCTATAAGTTTTTTTAATGTGCATATATATTAAATGGGCTTCGGTAGTTCACCTAACTTAAGGAGTATATCAAGTGCGTATGGCAAAGTTACACCAGATGGTATGCATGAGCTCAGAGGGGCTAGAATATCTCCGGGTGCATATGCACCTGGATATAGTGTAAATCTGGGATTCTTTAGAAATGTTTCTAAATACGTACCACCACCCCCATCACCGCCTGCTTATGATGGCTGTTTCATGTCAAATACACCGATTAAGCTTGATGATGGCAGGAGCATTTGCATAGGAGATATAGCTATAGGTGACGTGTTAGAAGGTGGTATCACTGTGAATGCCACGCTTCAAATTAGAAATATTCACGAGTCACCTTTTTACAGGATACCCAGTAAATGTGGTAATTTTGACATATACGTAACTGGTACGCATCACATAAAACACGAGAGTGAGTTTGTAAGCGTGGAAGATTGTGAACTTTCTCGTCCATCTGATATGATGAGTGACGTTTGGATTTGCTTAATCACAAGTAATCATAATATACCCATAGGTGGACATACATTTTGGGATTGGACCGATTGGTGTGATTCATGCTGTAAAAACACAATCCCGCGATAGTTTTTTGGGCGTGAGGATAGGTATAATTTTAATGTTTAACAATATAAATGAAGCCATTTTATTCTCGCATGACATTTGATGATGTGAGATGTGTAAATGACATGTTAAATCAATATTGTGAAAATGATATTGAAATATATAATATATATGATTTTGTTGATAAATGTTCCGATCTTACTATGGTATCTAGGAATGAAAATTACGATATATTTGGTGCAATTTTTGGTTTCATTACAAATGGAACTTGTATAACTGAAGATAAAATAAAAAAAGGTTACACATATAACGGAGATACATTGTGTGTTATATCAGAATGTGTAAAACACGATATGATAGATACAGGAATTATGGAAGATATAAGAACATATTATTACGATGAATGGATATTAAACCATAAAAATAGAAAACATAGAACTATTAAATATATATCGAGTATAGCTAGACAAAGTAACTTGAATTCAATGAAATTGCTAGGGTTTGAAGTAATTGGACCATCTAAATTAAAATGGGGTGAAGAAGAGTTGTTTGATGTAGTGAAGCGATTGTAATTAAATTTTATTCGTGTTAATGTTAAAGGACATGAGACTTACTTATTCTAGAATGACACGCGACGATGTAGATGAAATACATTCTATAGAAATGGGCGTATATGACACGAGTGATGAAGTACCAGGAAATATTTTTAAACATAATTTAATTAGAGACTGCCCGGATCTCACATTGGTAGCGAGAGATGAGAGTGGTGAAATAGTAGGAGCCATGTACGGTGGACTTGTAAATGGAACTAAGATGTCAGAAAGAAAGATAAATGGCGGTCACGTGTCTAATGGTGATACTTTGTGTGTTTTTTCAGAGTGTATAAGAGATGATTTGCGTGGAAAGGGTATAGGTAAAGCCATAGGATATTATTATTATGATGAATGGATAGTAAAGGGTAAAAATGGGTTTAAGAGAAATCAGATTAGATATTTTTCTACGGCAATGAGAGAAAGTCATTTAAATTGGATGAAGGGTATGGGATTTGAAGTAGTTGGTTTGTCTGATATAAAATACGGAAACGACCCGTGGTTTAATGTAATGAAGCATTACCCCATCTAACCCCCACGCCCCGCGTGAGCCCCGTTCCGTGTCTCCGCACGCTTCGGTTTCTCGAGCTCCCGAGCTCACGAGCTCCCCGTTCCGTGTCTCCGCACGCTTCGGTTTCTCGAGCTCACGAGCTCATGAACTCCCCAACACTCTCCGCACGCTTCGGTTTCTCGAGCTCCCCGACGCTTCCCCAACACTCCCCGACGCTTCCCCGACGCTTCCCGACACCCCGAGGTCCCCTCCCCGACGCTTCCCGACAGTCGTACCGAGTCGTACGATATCACGCGGTACGCGTTCGTTCGTGGTTTCGGTTGGTTTAGACATGGAGTGTGATTTTTATAAATATTCTCAAATAATTTTCTAAAAAACTTTTTTTATTTTCAAAACTTTTTTTAGAAAAAAGAAAGTATAAAAAATATTTTTTTTATTTTTGCAAATCACTAGAAATCCATCGGGGATACAGGGACATACAGAACATCAAAACAATCCTCGGCGATGGTGATTTTGCGTCGGTATGGCCCCGCACGGCTATACACGAAATGATACCAAAGGACGGTATAGATGGTATTAGACATATGGGGTTGATGCTTGTTTAGACATGGTTCGCGTTTTCATGGGTACATGGGGATAGAATTTTTAAAGGATATAATTTTCTAAAAAACTTTTTTTATTTTCAAAACTTTTTTTAGAAAAAAGAAAGTATAAAAAATATTTTTTTTATTTTTACAAATCTCTAGAAATCCATCGGAGATACAGGGACATATAGAACCCCAAAACAATCCTCGACGATGGTGATTTTGCATCGGTATGGCCCCGCACGGCTATACACGAAACCAAACCAATTGACGAGCTTAGGCATATAAACGGCATAGGTCTCATTTACAGTAGGGTTTGTGCTTATGTAGGAGCATAGCACTAAACCAAACCAATTGACGAGACTAGGCATAATGAACCCATAATATGACGCGGCCTGGAGAAATCGCGCAAAATCTCAGGCGAATTATTTTCTTAGCTATATAACGAGAGAGAGTATGACCACCTAGATAACCCGTAACAAGATTTAGCCCTATTTCTAGACCCAAAATAGGCGCAAAAAAAGCTCGGCCCTATAGGCCGAGCCCC